TGACTAGGACTCCTTGACGTAGCGGTTGATAGTAGAGGTACTAACGCCAAGTTGCTTAGCAACCTCAGCATAGGTGTGACCATTCGCTATCATAGCAGCCGCTCTATCAGCCCTAGCTTTAGAGAGTGTAGTAGTAGGACGTGGTGTAGCCAAGCTCTTGAGTTGGTCACTATCCATGTACTTGATGAGTTCCTGTAGCTTAGTAGTAGAGATAGCATTAGCTTGTATTGCATCCCACTCAATATCAGTAATCTTAACAGGATTTCTGTGTGCACCTACTTCTTCTCGGGCTGCAGTAATTGCTTTAGCTCTAAGCTTCTTAACATCAGCCTTTGATAATTCTTCTCCATTTGCTGTAGCTCTATCAAGTTCACGTTGTATGTTAGAGTTAGCTAGAATCTGTGCTTGTCTTTCTCTAGGTTTATTAAGCTTGGCTAGCTTGACCTTCTCGTTGAGAGAGTTCACTTCATCAGTGTAGATCTTAGCAGCAACAGGATTCTTCTTCGGAGTCTTAATAGATGCAAGCTCTGTCTCAGCTTTAGCTTGACGAGCTTTAAGATTATTAATATAATCTACATATTCTTTTTCTACAGGAGCAGCCTTTGGTCCGAGATAGACTGAGGCATCCTTGATGACAGAGGTGATAGGTACGTCGATGCCACCACGGTTGACGACCTTCTTCTTACCATTCTTGTCAATGATTTCTACATTCTCTCCACCAACTTTTACTGTTTGTTTTCTACGAGATAATACAGAAGATGCACCTAAAGATATACCATCTTTATCTTTATTTAATTTATTTAAATCGGTTATTTTTAATTCTTTTCTTGTACGTTTATCGTAATAAGAAAGTTTATCGTAATCAATTCTATCTACGTGTTCCATGTATTGTTTGCGAAGTTCAGGGATACGGTTTTCTTTTTCACTACGCTTGTAGTTAAGCTTATGTTTATATGCATCGATAACAACCATTGAATGTTTTGTTGCTCGAGCTAACTCTTCATTGGATGCACCACGCAAAGTCATATCAGTAATAAGATTAGATACAATACCCATTTGTTTCTGTTGATACTCTTTACTGATAGGTTTGAAGGAACCTTCTGGGTCTTTGTACTTCTTAGGGTCAAAATCTTTCAACTCCTTGAGCATAGGAGCAGACTTATACTTACCTTCATTGTTAGGGATAACATAAGCTACGTCACCATCGAAGTCGGCACCTGATAGTTTACCTGCTACCTTTGGATGAATACCAATAGCATCAGGAGAATCACCACCAATTAGTTTCTTACCTGGGCCTTTGTTGTTTACAATAAGCTCAGGGATTTCGAAGCGACCAGCGTGTGGATAACGCACCAATATAACACGAGTGCCATCTTCATAACGAGGAGCGAATACTTCGTTCTCCTTCATGTTAGGAACAGGTAACAATACATGACCACGGAAACCAGCAGGAGCTGAGGCTTTAATATGTACAGCCTTAGACTCGGTAGTTTGGATATAATCTTCCAATAGTTTACGTTTAACTATTGGGTTATCCACTTTCATGATTTCATCATAGTCCGTATCATGTTCTTTTAATGTAGCACGTAGACGTTCACGAACAACAGGACGAGGTTGTTTAGCCAAGAACTGTGATGATAATGTCTTAGACCAATCATTCCAATCTCCTTCTTCATTGACAATATTAACCTTGCCGACTTTATAGATAGGAGTTGTAAGTTTGTGACCGATACGTTTCTCTTCAGCAGCGGTTGCAACTTTATCAACAACAGGATTACCTTTCTTATCTAGAAGAGGTGGTTGTCGTTTGACTGCGGCAGAGAATGGGTCATCTTGGTTAATCTTACCATCAATAAGATTCAATGGTTTAAGTACATCCTCTTTAGGTGTACCTTTCTTCTTGTTCGTGTTAAAGATAACATCAACACCGTCTGGAAACATCTTATTGTCTCCATAAATAGCCATACCTTTTAGATAGTGAGTGTCACCTACAGCGATACGAACTTGGGCATACTTCTTGCCTCCTAAGTTGATATCTTTTGAGCCAGGACGAATATACATAACACCATCTTGTGTTTCTCCGTCTTTCTCAGTACCGTGACCTTTCTCACCCTCTGGAATAGCATACTTAATTTGTAAACGGTTCCATGGAATACTAGTTACATCTTGTAGTTTTTGGATATTTGTTGTTCCAGCACTATCTGCACGATATTTGGTAGAACGAATCTTATCCTTGTTGTCATAGACATCTTTAATTGTCTTATCTGCAGTAGTAAGCACAGCAGTTTGTGGTTTGTTCATTGGATTAGTGGCATTTGGCACGTTAATCTTGTAAAATGCGTACTCACCACTATCTACCAATGCACGACGAGCAGACTTAAGACGGTCTTCAGATACACCTAGTTGTGCTTCGACACCTTCACCGACATCAAGATAACCTGTTTGTGCTACAGACTCTTTGAGTCTAGCTACAAGCTCTTGTGTTGTGATACGGTCAGCACGTTCTTTAAGGGTTTCTTGATTAAGAGCCTTACGAACACTTGTTTCAGACCAACCAGTCTTCTCCATAATTTCCCTTACAGGACGTCCATCTGCAAACATGTTTTTAGCAAGCTCAGTATTGTATTGGCGTTGTTGTTCACGCATAATATTGATTTTACTACGTAATGCGTTGACGGACATACCTTCTAGGTCTGCAATTTTCTTATACACTTCGTTACTGTTAAGACCTTGAGCCTTAAATTCTTTAAGACGACGTTGGTGTCGTTGAATCCATTCTAGGTCACCAGGTGACATATGTTGATATGGATTCTTACCAGAACCTTTAGGATATCGTCCTGACGTTGCCGTACCAATGTGCATAAGAATGTCTTGTGATTCTTCACTAACCTCGGCTAGCTCTTGAGGTGTGTAGTAATCTTTCATTTTCAGGAATTCCTTTCTAAAAATACGTAAAAATACAGTTTTTTTTAGAATGCCTCTAAGAGGCTCTGAGAGTCCGTATAAGCCGTTTTACGCGTTTCTGGTATAATTGTACACGATATACCCTAACGTTGAATATACGCTATTCTGTGGCTTCTGAGACGTATTCTGACGCGTCTAACTGTAGAATCTTGTATTTTAGCAGATTTTTAGATTGTTTGTCATAATATATTATGATAAAAACGAAACGAGTAGTGAGACTTCACCTACTCTAAAGAATGAAATAGGGCAAATTCCTATTTCCTCTCTATTAGAGAAGTGGAAAAGGCAAAAATATGTGCGGTTTTTACTGTTTAAAGCCTGCCTGGTCTTCTTTCCACTCGTTATAAATACGGTCGATACTACGTTTACTATATTGTCCTTTGTATTTGTCGTAGATTGTATCGGGCACCAATCCAACAGCAAAATCCTCATACATTTGGTTACGAGCTGAAGTGTTCTTGAATGACCCTCTAGGACGACCAGGGCGTTTCTTACATTCAGTGTAATCAATCTCATGTTTATCTAGATATCGTTTAAGCGCAAAACGGTTATCAAATCCCATTTCTCGTTGTATTAATTCTAGTGGCCATTTTTCATCTACTAACCATTGCACGTCTTCCACTTTGACCTCTTCTGGATATCGTCTTGTTGATTTTAAATTTTTATCTTGTGCTTTCATTCTTGCTACCCTTTCATATACTTCATAATAATGTTTAATAATAAAATTAGTTCCTTGTCGTTCTTGCACTGCATTAAAGATTATATTTTTAATTGGGAAACGTTTTGAGTCACCCAACTCGTATGTCATATCACTTCCCATATCTTCAACCAACTCTATATCTTGTCTACGTGTCACATCATAATTATCATAATGTAATATATAATTATCAAACAGAAATTTACCATAATCGTCGTGCCATATAATAGGACCGATACCAAATTTATATAAAGTTTTTATGATATCTTCTTCAACAGCATTATCTATCTTGTTACCATATCCAAATGCTCTAACAATTACATCTTTAGTTGTATCAAAATTATAATCGTTAAGACAATATGCAAGCATAATCATTCTATCGGTATAATTGATATTACTTATATCTATACGTTGTTTGTCAAATATATCATATAACTTCTTAATATTGTCTAAGTGTTCTTCGATCCTATAAGCACACTCGTTTACAGATAAAGTAGGTATTGAAAGATAATGCATCATAAATCTACAAATAATATTAATGTATTCGTCTTTCAAATAATAACCGTTATATCTAGACCTTGAGAATATTCTAAATGAATAATAAGGATTTAATTGTTTAATAAATTTGTATTTTAGAGGATTATAAACTTCAACTCTTTTTTGAATAATATTTTCCTTGTTTAGTTTATCTAACATGACATTCTCCTTTTTCTAATGTTTTTCTAATAAAAATATTTTTAACCAAAAAGTTTTTTTAGATTAAATAACATATATTTCTGTGTTATTTTTTCCTATAAAAGTATCTGGAACAATATAAAAAAAAGCCCAAAAATCAATGATTTTACCCCAAAAAACCCCATTTTTAGCCATTTTTCACCCAAAAATCACCCCATGTACACCATCATTATGTAGAACCTGCACATATTTTCAATATAGGTGGGGACATTTACCCCAAAAAACACCCCAAAAACCCCCATTTTACCCCCATTTTAGCCCCATTTTTACCCCAAATGTCCCCATGTATATCATTAATATGTGCACATTTTTTGATATCATTATGAAAAATAATTAATGTGCCCAAAAATACCCCATTTTCTAACATCTCATGTGAGGTTTTCTAACATGACATGTAAGGTTTGGTACCCATTTTACCCATCATTTCCACCCATTTTTGTCTATAAAATCCTAAATTTCGGCATCTTTACTGACAGTTTCAACCTCATATTTCTCAAAATAATCGCGATTTGGCCCCCAAAAACTAGCATTTATATCGTTTGCATACAACATAAACAGCCTTTCAAAGGTCAAATTGAACACTTCTAGCACCTCAATAGCCACAATATCATACCCAAAATACCCTTTTAAGTGCTCAAAAGTCTCTATCCACCCTTCTTGACAAGGCGGAAATTCGCTCAAATTAAGGTGATTATACATAATTTTACTAATATCATCGAATCTAGACTGTATTTCTTCGTCCAAACGGCACTTAGAATTCATCGAAATATGTCTATCAACAACAAATCTACCGAATTTATCGTCAAAAACAACCTCATAATCACCATAAACCTCAATATTTTCCCCATTAATATCAACGATACAGCTCATTTTCCGTCCTCCTCATCCCAAAATCTAGCATTTATCCAGGCAATAACCACCGTAACAAGCTCAAATCCAGCCTCTACAGCACGTTTTACCCCTACAACTACGTTCGTAACAATTAAATATGACCCTAGAATCGCTCTCTCAGCAAGCCAAATGAACATATTCTCCCCCTCAATCTTAAAATCCATGTCCAATCCAACAATAAACAAGCAAAAACCTAACCACAACAACACATTCATGATACCATATTTCCATTCCATAACAACAATAATCCTCCAATCTCAATAAAAAGAGAAGTATCGGTATATATAACGAGCTCCCTTTTATAATCCTAACCAACAATCTTAGCTAGTTCATCATTTAATCTTTTCAATAAAAACATTAATATTACCATTGCCAATCTTGATATATGGGTTAGTTAGTACACCAGCATGAGACCAGCTATTAAAATGTTTTAAGGTCGGTTCAGAATAAAGTGCACCAAATTCATAATCACTACTACATATACAAGAACAATCAAGTGTTAACCTATCACCATTGTATATACATATATCAATAGAAAACTTACAATTATTACCATGTATCGTATCATCCGTCTCATGAGGGAATGTAATATAATAACTCTCAATATGTTTAATATTATCTACAACCCACTCCATCGCCACAGGATAGAACAAGGTAAACTGGTTCTTAACCATTTCAATACTCATAATCAATACCCCATCAACCATTTAAATACAACGAACAGTACAAGATAAACAATGTTATTAGCAATACCCATAGTTACCTTATTCCTAATATATTTCCTTCTATCTTCTTCATCATCCGAACCACTTTCATTAGTCTTTACATATCCGATAAACAGACAAATACCGTAACTCAACCCAAACCCTATCGTAGGGAATCCAATATGATGCACAACAGTATTCCATCCAAACATAAACACAAACGCATCAAACAACGAATTAGCAATAGCTAACACTGTGTAAATCAAACTTTCAATCATTCTACATCTCCTCCATTAAGTTCAACAATACGATTATAACGCAACTCCATACCGTCAATAAACTCTTTAAAAGTCTCTTCGTTATCCCCAACAGAAATACTCTGCATTCTTTCTTGCCAGCCATCCAAATCCTTCTCAAGATTAACCATTAAGAATAAGAGATATACTTCATCCATAGTTAATCCTTTTCTACCGTTAAAACCTAAATCCATAAGAGCTTTAATGTAATCACAACTATAAACAGTATTAACCAGTCTTGTTTGTTCTGGTGTTGCATTATTAGTGTAATATTCCAAAATAGATTCGTTATCCATTGTTTTCTTCCTCCTCTTTATACTCTGATAACCCTTCATCAACAACCTCTAAATATAATTTCATTGTTGATTCTTCGCTAGCACAACCAATTTCGTGGTCTGCCCACTCTGACATTTCTAAATCACGTTCAAATGCAGCACGAGTATAAATAACCATTAAATCTGCTTTTGTGAATTTCTTTTTCTTTGACATATTATAATCATCAAGAATATCATCAAGCTCATGACTATATAACTCTCTAATCTTTGCCCAATCTTCTTTAGTAGCATTCGAACAAAAATATTGCATAACTCCACCTACTGCCATTATTCAACAACCTCCACTTCTGCCTTCTCCATCTCAGCATATTTATTTAAGAACTTAAGAATATCTGAAATAAATTCAGCACTATCAATATCAAATTCACCATCAACGAACATGATACGCTCTTTCATAACTCTAGCAGGATATGTGTCGATACAACCATTACCTCTATCATCCTTCGTAACACCAGGGCCAGTCGCATATACTTGTAATATCTTAGTTGTCTTATACTTCTCCCTAGATCCACTAGTCACAATAGCAATCCCAATATTGTAACCATTCTTCAACTCGATACGAACATTGTAATCATCAATAGGACTATTAAAACCCTCAATCACACGATATCGTTTAGATGAGTATTCAATAATCTCATCATAATTAGCATGAAAATCAACCCAATTAATAACAACAGGGCTTATCGTTTTATAAATTTCTTTAACAAAATCTTTTGACATATAACTAATTCCTCCTATCTCGTAGTAACTTCAACCCACAACAACAACAATAAAAATATAATTCCAAATTTCCAATCCATAACATACCTCCTAATACTCCTTCATAATAACGTCTAAATACTCGTTCTTTTGCCCTCTGTTAGCCCTAAAATAAGACCTGTAGGAATACCTACGACCCTCAAACCGCCACTCTACAGCGTCTCTCAGAGCGTCTGGGAGGTCTTTATCGCCTACTTCTACAACGCCGATAGCGTCATTCTTCTTGTCATACAATACGTGGATAGTTCTCATTGTTCGCCACCCGTATCAAATCTAATAGACTCGTTTCTTATATCATCGCGATTCTTCGTACGAGCAATATAAAACTCGATAGGACGAGGTCTTTCAATTACCCACAATTCTTCTTGTCTACTAAGATAAATGTCCTTACCATACTCAACATTAAAATCTTTATACTCATTTTCTATAATATTTGCATTTTTTATTTGCAATCTATAAAATCCAGTAGCACCATAGTCGAGTGTATCATATCTTACATTGTCACGACTATCGGTCATGATGTTCATGAGTTTTTCATTACCAGTCAATCCAACCTTAACAACAACTTCTACATTTTCTTTCATTAGTCTTCTCCTTTAAATGTATTATATTCTGAACGATTTCTCATTTGTTCGGAAAGCCAATCGTTTATGTTTTCACGAGTAGTCTTTCTATTGTAAGAATGTGATTCATAATGTATACTATCCTTTAGACGCCCTTTAGGTGTACAAACAATACATCCTTCACCAAATTCTAATATAACATTGTCTCCTTGTTTAATCTCATTATAATCGTCATATTTTATAGAACTATGTTTCATTAAAGGATTTATGTTAATATCTTTTCTATGTTGAGCTAACCAATAATCATCTTTGTCTTCATCTTTAAGTTCAAAGAAATATGCTTTATTATTGCTACCAAACTCCATGCCGTATCTCTGATGCAACGGTTCAGGTTCTGGTGTTTTCCGTCTCAACTCAAGTATAGTCCTCTCCAACCGATTAATATACTCAGCCTGCTCACGCTCTCTAATAACCTTCTTATCAATCATTCCACTACGCCAAAACTTCTTCATAATAATATCCTTTCTAAAAAAAAAGAACACCAGCCGAAACCAGTATTCTAATAGTTTATTCGTTATATTGATTTTCTTTGCTAATTTGTTTAGTTTTATTACTATACAAATCTGAGCAGACTTTAGTTTTCTTTTCAAGATTTTTCTTTGAGATTTTTGCAGCACCTAACAATACAAGTCCTGTTCCGATAATACCTGCGCCCATACCTTTTAGGAATGAGAAGCATTTTTCTTCTTCCAATTCCTCTTCGGTTATAGTCACAATATCCTCGTCACGAGAAATTGCATCCATTACAGTGCTGAAGTTCTCAGTACCAATCTTTTCAACATCAATCTTAACTCCATCTTTATAATAATATCTAGCCATAACAATAGCCTCCTTCTAAATAATCTAGGGTTCTCTCCCTATTATACTAGAGGAAAATAAAAATAATAAAAAAAAAGAAGAGTAAAAGAACTCTTCATTACTTTCTATCCCTAAGCCAAGTACCGATTGCTAACACACCAATGACTGTGTACATGCCTGCGTAGTAACATACTAGTTTGACATTAATATCTTCTTCTTTACTTCTTTCTACCATATTGCTTTCAAGATTAATTCGTTCATGACGATAATAATCTTTTCTTGCAGCTTGACAGTATTTTTCAATAAACTCGATATTATCTTTCAAATCCAGTTTTTCTCTTACAAGTTCGTACATTTCATCTTCAGCTTGTTTGCATTCTTCCTCCCACTTTCTATAGCGAGCAATTTGAGCTTCTTTTTTCTCAATCTTCTTTCCATAAAGTTCGTATTTAATCTTTTCAATAAATTTCATTTTTAAATACCTTCCTTTCTATTATACAGATGGTAAAAAAAAAGAGCAACGGCGTAAACCGTACTCTTTTTAATCCATGAACTTATTATACAATGCTTTTAATAACATTCCACTTCCAAATACACCGACGCCAAAAGCCACGATATTCTTGGCAGTAGTTTCAACATCATCTAGACAATCGTCATAACCTGTATCAGCGCCCATATAATATGTAGCGTGTGTAAGGTTTTGTAAATCATCTTGAGATTGAAACTGATTGTCTTTAGTTACCGCTTTATATCGGTCATTCAAAAGTTCCTCATGTTTTTTAATAAAACGTTGTTTCATAATAAAATTCCTCCTTTTCTATTATATAGGTGGAAATAAAAAAAAAAAAGAGCGAATAAACGCTCATATCATTTCTTATCGTTAACCCTAATAACAGCTTCGTATAGTATAGCAGTCACATAACTACCTACACAAAACCACACCATAGAGTTTGCGAATTTCTCGATACGATCAATTTGTTTATCGCTCAATGTTTTCTTAGTCATAATGTTTTACCATCCTTTCTATTATATGAGAGGTAAAAAAAAAAGACAAGAGTAGAAATCTTGCCTAAAAATCGACTTCATCTAACTTATGTCCTAATCGTTTTTCGATACGCATAATAGTAAAATCTTTTCGACTTGTAGGGTCATCCATCTTGTCTTCATGATATTTAAGTTTAAAATAATCACAACTAATTAAATATTCAAAAGTGTAACCAGTTCTTCTTTGCATCTTCAAGATTCTTTCTGGATATTTGCCTAGCATATAATAAAGTACACGTTCTACCCAACTATGATAATTAAACCAATAGTTTCTTGTCATTTTATCACAAGTCTCTGCTCGTTTAATAGCTAGTTTTGTATTTTCTCTATACTTCTTATTAAATCCTATCAACATCACATTAATATCTCTAGAAAACAAATAAGTAACAATCACAACAATAATAATTTTAATCATAATTATATTCCTCTCTTTCTAATATACCAATAGAAAATAAAGAGGTTACTTCTTCCAACCACTCCTAATCAAGTCACAAATAAACAACACTACAAATAAACCACCAATACACAATACATAAGTCTTAATCATTTCAACCCCTTACCTTTCGTGAACATATCAATAACCTTCTGAGTACCATCATCAAATTTAGGTTTCATGCTAGCTTCCATGTTGTTCATATCCATACCTTTGTTTTGTTGGTTCATAATCTCATCAATCTTAGCTTGTTGCTCTTCCGGTGTCATGTTCTCAAAGTCAAGGTTTTCAATCTCCTCCATAGACTTACCACCAGTGAATTGCTCCATCACGCCCTTACCTTGTTCCTGGCTAAGTTTAATATCAGAACCATCAAGGTTAATACCCTCAGGGCCTCCTAGTTTAACAGACTTGATATCAAACTTCATTCCACCAATACTAACCGAACGTCCTGGAGTCTCAATCTTCTTCTCAGGCAAGTTCAATTTAAGACCCTTACCGAAGTTCTTAATACCATCAATTGTGGACGCGCTGATGTTAATATTACCGTCAGTAACCTGGCTAATCCTTTGCGACATATCTGAACTAGTCATCTTACTAACGTCAGGGAACTCAGGTATATGTATTTGTTTCAATTCCTCAGGTCCTTGTGCAGAGGATATCTGGTTGGACATCTCGTTCTTAGCCGAATCCAACTTACCCTTCATCTCTCCTAACATATCACTCCATGCCATTTAAATACTCCTTTACTTCTAAATCTTTGCTTTTGTCGATAATTTCGTATTCCTTACAACGAACAATGACAGTAGCTTTATCTTTGTCTTTAGTATCGGTAAACAACTTTATAAATATTTCACCATTGTTGTATTTATTAATAACAACCTTATGTAATCCAACGAAATACATCTGACAACCATCATAATCAAATTTAAACATAACAATATCCTTTCAAAAAAAAAATAACACCAGCCGAAGCTAGTGCTATTGTTTACATTTTATTTCCAATCATTTTAATAATACATTTGATAGCCATAGTATTAGCGTCTTCTCCCAAACCGTTAAGATATGTGATATGCATAATCTTACGTAGTAACTTTTTCTGAATTTCCTTGTCTTCCACCTCAAAGATTCTATCCAACCCACATTCATTAATAAAATTGTCATTTTCTTCATTAATGATATCTGCGATAGAATAAGCCTCTTCTATTGGTTTCTTACGCATTTCACTCAAAAGTTCTACGTCGAATTTGTCATCAACATATACTTCTAGTTCTTTTAAAATACTTTCTACATTTGACATTTTACTGTCCTCCTATAAATAATTCTTAGGGATGTCTCCCTATTATATAGTTGGTAAAAAAAAAAGACCAAGCGAATGGTCAAAGATATTAATTAAAGTTTTTTATAAACTTATTATATGATTCTAACAAGAAATCTTTCGATTCTTCGTAACATATAAAAATAACTTTTTCACCATTAAACTCTAATTCTATCTCATCATCCGCTTCATCGTCGTACATTTCTAAAAAGTCGTCATACTTTTGTTCTTCTACTATATATCTCTTTTTAGTCTTAATGATAGAATATTCGGTAGAACTATATTCATCCGTTAATCCTTCTACAAAACTAAACAAAATATCAATAGTGTTCATAATACAATTCCTCTCTTTCTATTATATGAGAGGTAAAAAGAAAGAGCCCTGGTAAGAACTCCTCTTTGTGTTATTTAGCATCTTGTTCCAACAACTCTAAACGTCGTTCCAAGATATCTAAATATTGATGCATAACTGATAATTGTCCTTTAAGTAGTTCTAAGTGTTCCTCAGTAATGTTAATATAAGGTGTTTTGTCAAGAACTTTAAGACCAGCTTCGAGTTTATAAACTTTATTCTTCAACTCATCGCGTTCTTCTTCAACACGTTTTACAACTAGTTTAATTTCATTCATAATAAATCCTCCTTACATATTAGGCGAGATCTTAATAGTTTTATCACTAGCAAGATACTTCAAATCACCTTCATAAGTGAATGACTCTAATCCATCTAGACTGTACCATACTGAACGTAGTCGTCCAACACTGTCAATCATTTCAAGAAACATAATACAATCTTTTGTAACAAGAACATCGCTTGCTACTTGTAGGATTTCAGTAGTCTTACCAATATAACGAAGTACAAGCTTCTTACCTGTAATCTTCTTAGCCGCCGTGGTTGCTTCCATTTCCAGTTCCTTTCAAATCAATAGGTGTGTTAGCATCGCCGTGTTCAACCTTAATTGTAGGTGAGTCTTTTTCGTTGTAATAAATACGATAGACAATCACCTGGTTTTTAGGTAGTTCAGACTTAGCGCTGAGTGGTTCTTTTACTTGTTTTCCTTTTTGTTGTGTAATACCTGTAGAGATAACACATACAACAGTACACAATAAGCATAATGTTACACATAGTACCTGTGTCAATCCTTTACTTTTTAGCAGTTTCATTACGATGTTTCCCTTCCTCCTCAATTCCTTGTAACCATACAGCAGTCATTACTGCATAATTAGCCATATCAAGAAGAGTATCAGTAAGAGACTCACTAACCCTTCCCCCAATATCCATTCTAGTAAGCGTCCGCAAACGATTATACTTATCGCCAATACGAATAACGCCAGCAACTGTTCCAAAATCATTTAAACTCTCCTCAAAGCTACCACCATAATCGTGGTTTTTGTCTACAAATGTTTGATTTAATTTTCGATACGCGTCAAACATAGTTTGTGGGTTAATCAAATCAGTTGGCAAGATTTCACCTGCAATAAAATTACAAGCATCGTTTTTAGGGTCTTCCAGCCATTTACAGCGTTCTTCAATGTAACCTGTAAGGTTATCTTTTTTCTTTGTCATTTTAATTCCTCCTTAAGACAAATAAAGTGTAGAGATATAATCTCTGTAAAGCATACTAACGACCATTTTTATTTATAGGAACATATATTTTATAAGAGGTACATTATAAATCGTCTAATGGTAAAAATCGTTTCATAGGGAAATAGGGAATAATAAGAAGTTAATTATTGGCCGCTAGTATACTCAACAGAGAGCATAGCTCTCCGCAACTCAAAAATATGATGGACTGGTCTTTGCGGTCTCAATCCATCGACACACGATATAGAATAATAAAATAGTAAAGTTCTTAGCAAGCCGATTCTTACTAAGAGAGAGCATGATACTCTCTGCAGAACACACAATCATAGACCTGTTTTATATATTTTTTGAATGTAGAAAGAAGGAAAATTATTATGTAAAAAGGACATTGAAAAATGAAAAGTTGACTGAAATTTTAACTAACTATTTTAATTTGGAGATGTTATGAATAAAAAGTTAATTCGTCTACAATTGTGTGCTCAACAGAAAGTATCACCCATGACTGTGATATTCTGTATTACTAGTCGAATCTAAAAACCACTTTAGGATGAAAATTTTGTTTTACTTTCTTTTTTTAGCTTGTTGGCTATTATTTTGGCTTGTAGGAAATAGCCCAAGATTGTTCTAGCAATGTTGAAAAGAGTATTAAGTGTTGTTAAGATATACATTGTTTTCTAAATTTCGTTTAAGTTGCTATACACTATTTATAACACGCAGGTGTAATAGTTGCGTCGAGGCGATATACTACTTTCAGTTTTCTAGCTTGCACAACTTAAAGAAATCCTTTATTATCTTCTAAATTTATTTTTGCGAAATTTTTGTCGGGTTTGTCATGGTAGGCCCAAAAATAAAAAGAAGAGAACGACATCTAAGTCATCCTCCTCTCTATTATACACCTGGAAAATAAAAAGTTTTATTTAAATCCTTGCATACGACGTTCAATACGAACGCCTTCAATAGCATTAGACATAGATACAATCTGATTCATGATTGCTCGTACGTCTTTAGGGTCTGGTGCATCGATATCCATTGCGCCGAGTTGATACAATCGACATTCGAATGTTAGGTCTTCTGGTTTCTTGTCATATTCCAAACAGAACAATGCACAATAAATCCAGAGTTGTTTAAATGAGGGTTTAGATACACCTGTCTTCAAATCATGTACTTGTAAGTGTTTCTTCTCCTCGTCGTAGTAAATAGCATCAGCAGTACCAAAACACTCGTCAGAGTAATATAACAATACTTCAGACGACATTGGTTCGTCAAACATTGTGAGAGCGTCAATAACAAATTGGTTAAGAGCATTCTCGTTGTTTTCAGGCATGATGCTATACAATATCATATTTGATGCTAGTTCGTGCATCTTAGTGCCGTCTTCCTTAGAATAATTATTCCAAGTTACACGACGCATCTTATCAGGGTCATAGTTCAACCAATGATATCCTGATGGGCTAAGTGTCGCATGGCGTCCTTCTAATCGCCAGTGGTCATTCCATTCCATTTAATATCCTCTCTGTAATGAATAGTTGTGTTGATTTGGGTCTGCTTCCATTGGTGTTTCAAGGGTTTGGGTAATGTTCATAACTCCAACTTCCCAACCAACGCTGTTGATATAATACTTATCGTCAGTATCCTTCTTAATATTAATAGTAACACGACGGTTTTCTTCAGCAACCTTTTCAATAACGGTCTTCATTTCAGCTACAATAGCATCACGGAAGGTACCAAAGGTTTGTCCAGAACCATCTTTAATCTTGAGAGTTCCAGCAATGGTCTTATTAGCGTCGTATACACCATCAAGGATAATAGGCGCATTAACCATACGGAAGTTGATTTCACCATTGTCTTGTTTAACCCAACGTTCCATCAACATAGGTTCATAACCTTCACTGTTCTTGATAAACTGAGCAGCATTGAGACAACCATTCAAATCAACGTCATCAAAACCGTAGTTCTTGATATACATAGCTTCAGCATAACCAATAACTAGTTTAAAATCATTTTTATCAAATGTAGCAGTCATAATAACTCCTTAATATTTAAAACGGTTAGTGAAATGTTTGTAGTATTCAGCAGCATTGTGGAATAGATTACCAGCACGATATTCAACAATGTCACTAGACTTATTGTAAGTGAAATATGGTGCAGGGAATGTTACTTCAGAGAATTCTTTACCATCAAGAGCCATATTATCAGCTCCTTGAGATACAGATTGTCCTGTAATACGTTGCAAAGCTTTCATAACGTCACTATCACAAGTGTAATCAAATACAAATCCAGGAATATAAGGATTCTCAATTTGGTTTGTAGATGTACTGTAGTCTGGTTGGTATGTAGATGCACGTGTAACATTGATGATTGTGCTAAAGTTAGCTAGATATTTAAATGTCTTACGAGCATTATCATGCTGAGCAGGTTCATCAGTCTTAACAAGGATTAGGAATTCGTCTTGTAAATCATTAATCTTGCGTTGAATATGATCAAGCCCCATATCAAGCACCTCAACAACACTTTGTGTGTATGGTTTTTGATACATCGCGTAGTATTTAGTTTCCAGGTCAATACTATCTGTGATAGAGTCCAACACTGAGTGGTCAATATGTGTTTGTTCTTTTTGGATTTCCATCCATTGCTTAGTATCTTCTAGAGAAAGGTTATCATACACAGACCATTTGTCACTGTTATAAGGTGTTTCAAAGTCTGTAAATGGAACGTAGTTACCATTCTTCATTACAGCAATGTAACCTACAGGTAGAGCAGCGTATCCAGAAAATGCTGTATCGTAGAGGTTCATAATTCCTCCACGTCCACCACGAGCTCCTGCTGGAGTTGGGTCGTTCAAATCGCTACCATCGTTAGCAAGAACAGGTTTACGATATCCAAACCCAAGAGCATACTTAGGAATGAACATGAGGATTGAATCCAAATCCACAATACTTGACATTTGAATGTCTTTTTTATCTTTTGTTTCGATATCCCACGCATAGTTAGTTAGTTTTAGTTTCATTTATTTTCTCCTTAGTAAACTCAAGCCCGTAGTACTTCTTAGCAAAGGCTGAGTTGTTGAATGCTTTCTTGTTCTCAATCGCCACCATGATACGTTTATCAATGACAGCATCAGACAAGAAGTAATAGTAATATAAATCTTTATACGAAGTGTTAAGTCGGTCTATACGACCTTCAGCTTGTTCCATCTTGCGGTAAGACGAGTTTAAAGACCAGAACACCATACAGTTAGTTGTAATACAATTCCAAGCCTCAGCAGCATTGTACTGGACAATATACCACCATTTATCCCCAGTTGGTACATTCTCATGCTTCATTCTATTCCAAGCAGCCCATTTCATACCTATCTTCTCTGCTTGTTCAACAATCATCTCATACTCGTAAGTGTAGTTGTAGAACACAATAATACGGTCATATCTTTCAGTCAGTTCTAACAACAATATAGCACGAGTTGGACTTGTATTAACAACACGTCTTAGACAATGTGTGAATTCCGATGCGTTCTGAATAGGCATACCTGTGTCATAATTAAATCGTTCTTTGACAATCAGGTTGTACTTATCCACGTTGTAATATGCATGCTTAACAGACTTATGTCTTACTGTCTTACGTTTATCATCCATCTTAACAAGGATTTGTTCACGTAAAGCGTTAAGTCTACCAGTACCAACATATCGTTGTACTGCAGGGAATTTGACATGCGGATTCCAAATAACGTGTTGATTACAGAAGTCTGTCTTGTGTTTATAAAAACCATTAGCACAAAACAGAGGAACGTAATCCATCCAAACATCACCAGGAGTTGCACTTGTCATTATCCAAGCGTTGTTGTTAAACCTTGCTAAATGTATGAATGTTCTAGCCCATTTACCATACCCGATAGCTCTTTGCTCATCAAAGATAATACAAGCATCTCTCACTTTCTTGTACTTCTCAATGTTATTCCAGCTATCAACCATATACCTATCTTCGCTAATACCACAAGCCTCAATAGACTCATGCCAGTCTGGTTTTGTATGTCCTTTCTTAACCATATCACGCGCAGACGGAGTTGTAATTACCAACAATGGTCTATCTGGATAGTTCTTCAAATACCAGAATATAGACACAAATGTCTTCCCCGAACCAACTCCACCTACAAGGACATTACCGCTAGATAGTTTGTTTAAAGCTATTTCTTGGTCTTCATATAATTCGATTTCCCCAAATTTAATCGCCATAGATAACCTTGTACATATCTTTGGCTTGTTCGACTGTTAGATTAGGGACATAGTTATCATCTTCCTTGATGAATAAGTTGTCCGCTTCAGACCAAACAAACCCGAACGAAATCATTAATCTTTCATACTTGTAAAAATCGTCCATAAGTCTCCTCTCTATTGGGCGAATCTCTCGACATGGCCCGTCGGATTAGAATAGAAACTCTTTTAATGCTTCAAGAACTTCTATCTCGTTTTCAGGATATATAAACCTAGCAAAACCAAACTCCTTGTTTAGAGTCTCAATATACCATGGTTGATTAGGTCTTGCTGGTGAGTTTTTACTCTTTTTAAATTCAAGAAATGCGACCTTACCTTTGTAGAATACGACACGGTCTGGGAAACCTTGTATAATATTCGGGTCGTTCTTTTGTACCCAAATATGGTCATCCCATTTCCGTATAGTAGCGCATACTCTACGTTCTAGATATGATTCTAAAGGCATTAGTCAAATGGGAGTGCTGGTTCATCAGCAGTGTCTTGACCGAGTACGTATTTTTGATAGAACTCGTCTCCACCACCTGAATATGGTTCTGTGTGGAAGTAAAGACCATAAAGATACAATGCTACTCCATTGTTACCTTGGTATGCCCATTCGTAAACAGATGCTACAACGTCTGCATGTTTGTAGTACATTTCATCCATTTCTTCAACTTGTTTAGGATCGTTTTGGTCTATACGAATAGCATTACCTGTTGAGTCATCAACTTCATAAATACGAATATTTGGTTTGATAGGCAATCCTGGTTTGTTTGTAACCTTGATTTGAATATATGGTGTAGGAACAAAGTTCGCAATATATTGGTCAAATGGTTCTTCCAAACCTTTTGCTTCTGCATATTTCTCATATGTAGGTAGATCCATAGGAGTTGTGTATTTAACATTAAATCCATAATCGATAAGGTCTTGTACCATATCTTCATCTTGGATATCCACACAGAAGTTACGAGCTTCGTCATATCCTAATTTGTTTTTCCCTTTAAAATTACGAAAACGAAGACGTGAGTTAGGGAATGAAATACGGTTGTTGTTGATTGTAAGTGCCATGGTGCTATTTTCCTTTCTTTCTGTTGTGGTTGTAAGGAGAGTCTTCAGGGACTCTATCCTCACCCCACGAGTTTGCTAGTAATGCCGTGTCGAGTTTCTTGTGATTGCTGACATAGCGTCCATATTTACGTTTTACTAATTGTGAATAAATGTCATATCGAACCTCATCTTCAGACAACTTCGACATGAATGTATTTGTATTTGGGTCATATATAAACGACCCCAGTAGTTCAGGGTGATTGTACAAGTAGTTTGCACAACGAGATATAGGTATCTCTTTTAGATAGCGTACAGTCTTGTTGAATATATTGTGACTCTTACCATCTAACAAGTTAGGATTACGTAGAATTGTCTCAATCTCACCTTCACAAGCATGAATATAGAATGTAATATCCTCAACAGACAATCCGTATGATGGATAATATTCGCACTCCATAATATCTTTTAGCTCGTTATATTGACGATCCCAATTCGTAATAGCATCAGCTCTAGCGTATGCGTATTTATTGTTAATCCAATTTGTGTTACCAAATAAGTCTCGTTCCCTTTTACTTCGCTCACCTAATACACGTTTTCCTCCACCTTGAAGTACACGCTGTATTGGTTTGAGTTCTTCAATTATCATGGAATAATCTCCTCGTAGTAATATCCAGAAGAATATTTGACTTTAACGAACGAACCCCCAGACGTTTTAGTCGAATCAATATATACTTTTTCTTTGTTTGTAGGTCTTGAAGTTGTAGATACATACAAGACGTAGTTATCATCTCCACGGAATAAGATTGACTTGTGACTATCTTCAACATCAATAGCCTCAATCTCTACAGAGAAATTTCCGCCAGTATCTTTGATTTTTTGTCGAATATAATCATCAATCTTGAAATATCCTTGGAAGAGATATAATCGTTTATCCCCAGAACCAAGTTCAAATTTACATGCATCTTCCACAACATTTTCTTGTATGTGTAGTGATTGTTGATAGTCGAACTCTAGTGATGACATATCTGCTTTATTTCTACAAATATGAATAAAAGTCCTATAGTCCGAGACCACATTATATAACTCATTAAATGGTCGCGGGTGTAGTTTATCTGGAATATTATACAGATATCTATGTGATAAAATCATAGTTTACCTTCCTTTTTTAATTGTTGTACTCTGCGATATATCGTACTAGGACTGACATTGAAATAATCTGCACACTTAGCATCAGACATACCAACCATCTTTAATGATAGTAGTTCGTCCATATCGACATGTGCTCGATTACGTTTAGAATCAATGTGAGGTTTCATGATGTTAATTAAACGAACAATATCTTTATCATCCATCAATAATCACCTCACGCATACCAATCCAAATCTTGTTGTACGTAAACTCAGATGATTTAACAAACTCTCTAAGTTCGTCCTCATCTTTACAAGGTATCGCAGAGATTTCTCGTACAGCATTCACATTAATACTAATCTTACTTTTATCGTCTAAATCCAGAACAATGAAAGGTTGTTGTAAAGGTGAAAGCTCATACGCTTGTGTTAGTCTTTTCAGACTTCGTTTAGGCATTGCAAGTTGGAATACTTTAATACCCATTGTATTTTCGTCGTCACCAGCTTGTGCTTGGTTTATTGTAACTAGATAAAGGATAGGAGACCTAATCCTCTCTAGAAAGTTAAACAACCATTTCTTCATTGTTCTTCCTTTCAAACATAGTGCCTTTGAACATGATATTACCATCACCTACTGCATAAATAGCATCAACTGCTTTAGCACGTAAGTCGTTGTAATACATCATGTCAACATCTTCAATATCTTTGAACTCATCCCAGAGCTTCCATTTGTAGCCTGAGCAACCTGTAAGAGCTGACGGCTTATCAATAATATACTTATCAAAGTTAGATTCAACAATCTCCTGTACAGTAGCAGGTTCAACCTTAACTTCTCTAGCAATACGCTCAATACGACGTTGTTCAATCTCTTGAGGTGTTCCAACTTGATCACGTTTAGGTAAATAGCTCTCAATAGGTTTGTCATAACGCAACTTGATAGATTGTGTGACATCTATAGGGCGTTTCACAATAGCTTCTCCACCAGTACGAGATGGATAGATATAAGCATTCTTACCTACGAATTTGTTACCAATAAAGATAGATCCACCATTGGCTTGTTTAAGCATAGCGAATTCTTCTGGTAAAACTTCTTCGTGAGTGAATAAGGTCTTCTTGACATATGGTACAGCGAATTGGGTACCAACTGCTTCCCATTTACCTTTTTCTTTCTCAGGCCATCCGATTTGTGCAATAAGTACAGCATCATTAACCAAAGCCATACGGTCGTATGTGTGTTCGTGATCAAACTCATATTTGTATTCACGAGCTCGTTTCATACAATAATCAATGATAGCTTGGTCGCCATTTGCAATCTTGATTGAGTCAGTCTTAATATGAACAACCTCATAACCCATTGCTTGTACTTCGTGTTTAAGTTGTACCATAAATAGAGCACCACGTTTAGCAATACAGTTGTCAATATTACGAGGGTCTTTAAAGATATTAGGATATGGCGCAGAAGTCATGCCGTAAATAAGGTTTACAACAATCTTAAGAGCATGTGCAAGACCAAAAGCCTCTGCTGCTTTTTCCAAGAACGGTTGCAACTTATTACCGAACGCCTTATCCACTTCATCAAACGCCTTCTTAGCATCCTCGATACGACCTTCTTTAATAGCCACACGCATTTCTACAACGGCCATAAATCGTCCTGTATATTTACCAAAATAATTCATAGCTCCTAGACTGTGTGGGTGCATGGATTTGATATCCAACACTACAACATGTCTATAAACACCTGGTTTAGCAAATACATATCCGCCTTCCGATGTAGCTTCTCCCATATATGTTGATTTAGGATTAGCATATGGGTCGTATTTATAACCAGGGAACTCTTTAGACAAGTCGTACCAGTTGAATTGGTCTTGTGGGTTCTTATCATCACCAAATAAGAATTTAGCAGCAAGGGTTTGGTTCTTGTTTATTGGAGGTAGATTTGTTAAAGTACATAGAATCTTACGAGCTGTGAATGCGTCTTGTGTTAAATGATATTTCCACAAGAACTCAGTCGCACCTACGTCGTTCATACAATACTTACCAGCACGACCCCAGTGCTCTTTGGCAAGAGGTTTGTCCCAAGGGAACTCAAACTCATCGTGAGGATATCCAATCTTGATTTCCCATTTCTTAAGACTCATCTTAATATCATGGAACTCATAAATATCGGCATAGTCAATGGAATATGCAGGCCCACGCTTGCCTGGATTCTTAGCTCGTGGCCCGTCAATAATCATTTGTGATTGGTTAAAGATTTCGATAGGTTTCTTACCACAATACATGTCGTAGAAAATATGAGCATCGTAGTTAAGGTTGTTAAAACCTACACGAGCTTTGTTCATGATAGATGCACACATTGCTGGAGTTGGATTATACCATACACCAATATTGTTATCTGGACTTGTCCAAGACTCACCAGACTCCCAGACTTCATCAGGAATAGAGTCAAACAATTGTTTGTGTGCAATCTTAGGGTCGTCAGACAATGTCTCATCATACTTCTTGAAACAAAGAATATTCAAGTTAGGATATACTTCCAAGTCATAGAAGTATATATCTTCTTCTGGAACGAATAACGATTTAGATTGTGTTACTGGTTCGTCCTCAATCGTCTTCCAGTTGATAGATGTCCAGACTTTGTAAGCATTGTCTCGTTGGTGAGTGCTACTCTTAGCAAAGTCTTTAACCTTGTATTTCATATCAGACAAGTCGTATTTAAGGCCTTGCTCTTCTGCATCTTTCATGGCTTTAGCGATAAAGTCTACTTCAGGTTTAGTTGCATTGTGGTGTTCCTTAGCCAAACATTTCTCAACGAAACCTCGTAGACTTGCGCTAGTCCATACAATATCTTGTACGTCTTTAAACACTTGTTCATCCTTTCTTAAAGGAAGACCAGAAGAAATATGAGCGATAAACTCATTGTTAGATTTGGTATACTTACGACGAAGACTTGTATGACCTGTGAATTTCTTAATCTCAATTCCAGGTTCAATCTCATTAGCTAAGTCCTCAACATTACCCTCATAAATATAATGAAGGTGAATGCCTCCTCCAGACTTAGATACTTCAGTATAAGTCTTAGGATATAGAGATGCTTTAGCCAAATTCATAGCCAAGTCTTTTTCACCCTTATCATTCTTCAAGTCGAAGTCAATGACAATATGGTTGTATGGGACACGTACAAAGTGCAATCTTGTTGGGTCTAGGTCGCTCAAGACTGTTGTACAGTTATCCCATTTACGCATCGGTATACCGTCTTCTGTAGCGTATTGTGCAGGTACATCGTGATATTCTACATCAAACACGTTGTCCTCCTTTGTGTGTTCAGTTAACTCAATAACTGGTTGTTCTTTCTTTTCTTCCCTAGCTTTTTGATGTTTTTCTTTCAACAATTCAGGGAATACTTTTTCTCGGTTCAAATCACTGTACCAGTTACGGACAATAGATCCGTCTGGCATTTCATGTTTGTCCTCAAACTTATTGAAATATAAAGTTAAGTCAGATTCCAACTTACGTTTGACACCAGTTGTGTTCCAACCAATATCTTCCAAGAACGACTCAAACATAGATGCTGCTTGTTTAAAACTAACACCGTGTTCTAATTCCTCGTAATACTCACGCAAGAATTTAAATACTTTATCAGAGTACTCGATGATGTTAGTATCTACATCTTCTGCGTAATAGTCTGCACCCATGTCATTAAACTTATCAATACACAATTGCGCAATTTGTGGTACTTCAAATTTAATAGAGTTCATGAGTTGTTTGTATCGTGTATAATCTACCTTATTTCTTGTAGGTGATACAACGAGAGCACGACGAGTAATACCTGAGTCGGCATTATGTAATTTGAATCGTTCATTAGAGGCTGTGATAAGTAGACCATTAAAGATAACAGGATAACCTTGTTTGTAAAGCTTGCGAATAATCACTGGTTCATGTGCTGTAAGTTTCAACAAGTTCTGTTCATTTGTAATCTTACTTAAATCACTATCGGTATCCATCAATACTGGAACCTCTTTAACATCTGCAGTAGCGAATTCGGAAGAGCTTGTAAAACTACGTAAATCAATAGGTGCCTGGTATTCTCCAATAATGAGCTCCAACACCTTAAGGATTGTAGATTTACCTGAACCTTTTGGCCCGTAAATGAATAAGAATTTGTGGATATCAGGCATACTTCCTGTCAGTAGCGCACCCATTGCCCACAATATCTTATCTAGTTCTTCCTTGTCATACAAGACATTAAAGAGTTCACTGAATGCCGCAGTCTCACCCGGTGTAGGGTCGTACGGCAGTTTGTAAGTTGAATAATCTTCTTTCTTAACTTCGTCAGAGAGAAAGAATATGTTGTTATTAAATGTCTTATCATCTTCAGATTTAAAACGGTTAACATAGTCGTCGAATCGTTTCATAGCACCTGATGAATGATGTTGTATTAGATGTGAAGTTACATCAACACCAGGGTTAAGTGAACGTACTGCTGACGTATACTCTAAAATAAGTTTATCGATATACTCAAATAAACCTTTATGTCCTAGTATCCATTGTTCGCCTGTCCACCAACCTGTGACGGTTCCACCTTTAACAACAATATCATCGTTTTTAATGAAATTAAAATCTGAATATACAACATATTTGTTTTTCTTAGTCTCTCCAACTACAAATTCTAAGAAGTCTGGAACAAACCCTAATTCACTTCTGTTAGGGGTATTCATTGTTCTCCTTACATTTCGATGTGTGTAATCTTGTCAAGGAATATCATCTTACCATCACCATAGTAATATGTACTCCCATCGTTAGCTGCTTTGCGAAAATTCATGTATTCTACAGAGTTTAAATGTAACGGAGTCCAATCTCCATTAACAAAATAAACTCTCATAACATAGACTCCTTCTGGTCCTGGTGTAGCCATACCTATACCTCGTCCATATTATCATATAGATAATTGTTGAAATCGTTGATTTCGTTTCGGATAGCATTCTTGGCGTCGTCCATTACAAACCAACCAATATTATCTTCGTTGATTGCTAGGACACCATAACCATATCCAGTACGCAAGTTGTGATTGAATGCGTCTTTAATACGGTCAAAGACCATACCAGCATTTGTGTCTGGGTCAAATACATCAAGCTGTTGTAGCATGATTGCAGCAATTTCAAGTTTACTAATTTCGTTATATTCTTGTGCAAGGAAATCAACAGTATTAGCAATGAAGTTACCGTAAGTAACAAAATCGCTGTACACTGTTCCAGTTCCAAAGAAGTTTTCAAGTTGTTCAAGCATCTTCAAGCGGAATTGTTCATCGTCATCGTACCACAAGTCAGGGTCGATTGGATAATCGAACATTTCATACATTTGCTTGATAATATTTTGTGTAGAGATATTAGCAGTGTCGTAATGACCTAGATTGTAGAAATCACGAGTCCACTCACGATATTGGTCTGCATCAACACGACTAGCCTCTTCCACAATACTAGCTAAGATATTATCTTTGTAAATAGAAAATGCTTGAGGGCTATTCGCATCAATTTTCATATCATCTACCTCAATAATCTTTTCTTCACGTTGGTTAACTTCAAACTGTTGTAGAAACTCATCACGTTTCTCAGTTTGTTTATTGACATCATTTACAATGGTCTTCACTTCTTCAACCTGTTCTACTGGAGCTGGGCCAGTAACTTGTGGTTGATATAAAGGAACAACCTTGGATTTTTTAGGTTGCTCTTCTTCTACTTCTAGTTTTACTTCCATAACTTCGACATTTGTATATTTGTCAAGAGCGTTGTTAAGCTCTACGAGTTTTTCATTCAAAACATCTAGTTGTTCTTCTAACTCTTTGTTAGATTTCCATTGTAAATAATTATAGATTAGGGCAGTAGCAGATACTGCGCCCAATCCAATAATTGCTAGTAATGATTTCTTGTTCATTGTGTTATCCTTTCTAATGCCCGAATCTCTCGACATGAGGCCTCTTCTTATATCAGTGCTTGTCGTTGTTTAACATCGCCTGTTAGCAGCACGACAACAGCTTTACTGTCTAATATAAGGTTTATTATCCTTTAGTTGCGTAGTAATCGTAGTGTGGTGCACGAGCGAATGATACGAAGAAACGGTCTTTCTTAAATACAACACCGTCTTCTTCTACAGTCACTGGTACAACCTCAACACGACAGTCGAATGAACCAGACGCACTACCTGCAGACCATACCATGTCACGTGCACGACGATAGTCTACTGGTGCAGCATCGCGATGAGATGCAAGTGACTCTTTTGGAATACCGAATGCAAGGAACACATCACGCAATGTCACATATCCTTGTTCGTTTTCAGCGCGATAAATACCAACGCGTTCGGCCAATGTATCACTGTCTCGAGCTTCAGGATTACCATCGTTCAACACACGCATAACTGCTGATTCAAGAATACCGTAATCATATTCTCCCCCTTCACGCAAGTCACTCAACAATGGACTTGCTTCAACGAAGAATCCTGCTTCGGATACTAGGCTAGGTTTTTTGATTGTATCCACGAGTACTGGTTTCTTTTTCTTAGCTTCATCTTTGTTTTCAGGCACGCGTTCAAGTTCTTGTGTAATTTGAGTTGCCATTTCAGGATGGTTTTCTTTCAACCATTCTTTATATTTATCAAGTTTACTTGAGAGTGTGTTGTAAGCGAGCGTTGTTGCTGCAAGACGTTGCGATAGAATACGTTGTCCATTGAGGATCAAAAGGCTTGATACTGTAGCTCCTAGAACTGGACCTGTTACAGCTTTAGCAATAGTTTTAACACCATTAGCTGTAGATGCTCCTTCTTCTCCCGCTTTAGCACGTTCGAGTTCTTCAACACCTGCTTCAATTGCAGGACGAGCTTGATACAACATATATGCAGATGCGCCTAGACCAATAAGTCCTACACCTGTACAAATATAAGGACTGTTACGACGCCCCCAACGCAATACTCCATGATACATACGATTTACTTTTACTGGTACTTTGATTTTCATAATAATTTAGATCCTTTCCTATTTTGGCATTTCAACAATGAGGTTTTTAAACCCAGCTTGTTTGTGAAGATATTCTTTTGCTACGTCTACCAAATATGGCACGACTCCGAAGCAAATAACTTTAACGACTTTCATAACTTTTTTCTTGTTCCAATTCTTAAACATAACAATATCCTTTCTAAACGTTTGTGATTGGTGGAAGTGTGATAACGTAATATCCATTAGGATTACGTACAGTGCGGGCCCCTTTAAGATCAACCCAACCTACAGTATTGTCGGTATATGATACAGAAATACCTGTTTGGTCTGCACCTGAGATAGAATAATAATCACCTACAGATACATAACCTTGGTCAATAATATACTGACGCATTGTAGCTAATACATATTCTGCATCAGCTTGAGTAAAGTGTTCAACTTGTGTATACTCATGACGTGGCACAGGTGCTGCTTGTTGTTGACGCTGACGTGTATTTCCCATTTGATTATAAGGAACACGATTTGCGTGTTGTTGCAACCCATTACGAGCACCTGCTACAGCTCCACGACCTGCTGCATTAATCCAGTTACCGCCATTGTTACGACCTCCGTAAATAATAGCGTTCAACGCACCTTGACTTGCGTTATAGAGCATGTCTTTAGATGCAGGGATAATGGAATTAATAAACGTGTCGTGTGCGAGTTGTTTAAATCCTCCTTCTGGTGTTAGGGCAATCACTGCTCGTTTGAACAATGATTTCTTTTTAATAGGGACTGGTTTAACTTCCCTTACTTCTACCTTCTCAGCAACCTCAACAGTTTCCTGAGTTTCCGCTGGTTCTTGAACTTTAGTCTCTTCTGGATTAGGTTCAATTTTGTCGTAGTCTTTACCCATTGGGTACCTCCTAAAAAAAAATTAGAGACGGTAGCGTCTAGATTGTGATGGGACTCGAACCCACCGTCCGCATTAAATCTGTCGCTCTACCTCTGAGCTTACAATCTTAGACATAACCATCTCTATTATACAAGTGGAAATTATTTTGTGTTTCCGACTAAATCGAATTGAATAAACCATCGTCCTTCATCGCCATTGTAATGTGAATAATGTGCATACACACGATTGTATGTTTTCTTCAACTTACCATTAAGATAAACTGCAATATCATTTACACAATCTTTTTCTTCGTCAACTGGAAATCCTGAGAATGGATTAAATTCGTAAATCCACACATCTTCAATTTCCATTAAAACACCATTAACAATATATTTATCATTAATTAACAATTTGTTGTTAGGTAACATCTCAATCTTGTTGCTAGGAATATAACTATTCATAATACATCTCCTTCAATTGTAAATTTACTATCAGCAAAACCATTGTCAATAATTTGCTGGTCTACATTTGTTACTTTACCAATAAAATCAACATTCTCCAAAATATCACGAAAATGGATAACGAAATCGTTTTGAATTAACCCTAGGTTAAAAGCATCAGCTTGTGGGTCATCAAACAAATCATCAATCTCAATTCGAAATGTGTGCCCATTGGCGAACATTGTATATTGATAGAGTGTTCCATCAATTTCAAATCGTCTCATAAAGTTCTATGATAGATACGTGCATATTTGTATCCATCTTTTCTCCCCTCGTTTAAATATAGTTCTTCTCCTTCATCAAGGATACGAAATCCTTTTTGTAGAAGTGACTCTTGTGCTTCTTTATAATCTGTAAATACTTTATCTACAACGTATCCGTCTTCATGAAACTCGTGCTCGCGCACAGTAATATAAACACGCATAAAAATCCTCCAAAAAAAAAAGGAAGAGTTGTAAAACTCTCCACTAATAAAATCAGAACTTATCTCCGTCGATGCGTTTATTGATCATCTTGCGGGTGAAGTCATTAATAAAATTGCCTTCGTCAGAGTACAATGTGCTGTAAATGACTACAGCGCCTGATGTCACGCTTCCTACTACAGTAGCCCAGAATTTCCAAGCTCCTTCGCTAATTTGTTTCGTAGGTTTTTCTTCTTCTACAGTTACTTCACTGTAAGAGTTGAAAGCTTTTCGAATCTTCAATAGCTCATTAACCTGTTCTTCGAACTCTTCTTTAGAGTTAGCTTTAACAACAAGCACCTCGTCTGCTTTATCAGCAATACGACTCAGCGTCTTTTCGTCAATTTTCTTAATGCGTTCTTCAGCACTCAATGGTACCTCAACAAACATTACATCTTCGAATTTAGTTTTAACTTTATTTAGTAAATTTTTCATATTTATTTACCTTCCTTTCTATAATACGGGCGGAAAATTAAGACAAAGCGTTTATGTGGTAAACGTTGCCATATTCCTGTGTAATAATAGACCATATCGTTGGTTTCATAAATATAGTCTTTTACTAGAGTTGGTTCTACTGGGTTGTTCTTATCGATATTAACAATAAGATTAAGGTCTTCATTTCGTTGTATTGCTTCTTCAGAAACAATATAGTTTCCGCATAATACGGGTCTTACAATTAGCTGGTCTTTTAATGTCATTTTCTATTCCTTTTCAAATAAGATTGGTACTCCTTGTCCCATTGTTCATTACGCTTATCCAATACATCTAAGCATTGGTATTCAATATGTGGCATAAAATACAATACAATCTGTAAATTAGACATGAGTAAGTCTATTTCATCAGGCGTGCATAGTTCGTTGATTATAGACATAGGATTTACAGACAATCCATACTCGTCCATATATTCATACAATTCTGTTTCGTCAGGATATGTGAATCCTACTTCAATATTTTCCACGTACTCCATTGTACGTTTGTATAAAATCCTACAGATTTGATTGTTTAGTTTTGAGGGCAATATCATTCCCATTTTCGTTATCCTTTCAAAAAAAAAAAGAACCCGAAGGTTCTTTATGTTGTAACACATTAAATTTCTTCTTCTTGAGTTTCTACATCATCATTCTTTTCGACAAACTCAGCGTCAATAACTTCAGTTTCGGTTTCAGAAGGGTGTTGTTCTCCACCGCTCATAACTTTCTTACCTACAACATATCCAGCACCAAAAAGTGCAGCTCCTTTAAGTGCATTAGCAGCAAGCTTCTTCCAATTATTCTTCACATAAGCTACAGGTCTTAATTCCTTTTTGGTTTCAACCTCAACTTCTGTTTCAGAATCTTCAGATTTAGCTTCTACTTCAGCATTTTCAGTTGCTTCGTTTTTAGCATCTTCAACAGTAGCTTCGATAGTTTCAGCAGTTTCTACAACTTCTTCTTCTTCGATAACTTCAGCTTCTTTAACAACTTTGTTTTGTTTTTTAGTTTTGTTTGACATAATAATGTCCTCCTTAAAATAATTCTTTAGAGTGTTACCTCTATTATATACCCAGAAAAAAAAGAGGGCAGTAAGCCCTCAAGAGTTTTACTAGAAAATCATTTCTAGAAGTTTCATAATAATTTCGCCTAGCATGACGATTGATACTAGCACAATACCCATTAAACCAATAAATAGCCATTTGGCAGTACTAATACACAAATCGCCTAAGCTATTAACGACTTTCTTTGTATCTTCATTCCAATAATTCTTCATAGTTAATTCCTCTCTTTCTATTATAAGAAAGGTAAAAAAAATAGGCTTTCGCCTATTAGTTATTTCCCTGAAAGTATCTTCAGTCCAAATCCAACAAGCAAAAGCCCAATAATAATATTCATAATTTTGTTCTCCTTTCTTTTTCTATTATATTAGAGGTAAAAAAAGGGACTTGTAAATCCCTATTCGCTATACTTCCAGAATGAGCTGATTATCATCATTATAAACATGAATCCTGAAATCCCAATTGTAACTTCAAGAGGGATATTGCTATTAAAATAGCTAAATATCGCATTCTTGAGATTAATCACAAATTGGTGAAAACTTTCATCGTATTTATACTGAATCGTTAACCAATGCCCAACAGCATGGAACAGTATAATAGCGAATCCGTATATGATTCCCATCCCTTTGTTCTTGAATTTATTCATTTTTAAATTCCTCTCTTTCTATTATATGAGAGGATAAAAGTGTGTTACCTTTCACAATAACACACCTAGAATATTACCAAGTCTTATCGTATCGTCGTTCGAGAATGCCATAAGTCTCCCCAGTAATATCACCGATTGTAATCCAGGCTTTCTGACCATTATAATCAATTCGACCCCAATGGTAATCACATACTGTTGTGGTTTTATCCATTTCATAAGTCTTGTCGATTATAGCTGTACCCACAATCTCAGCAGTCTTTGTACAATCTGCACGAATAGGAACTGCAATCTTTGGTGTAAAATGAGTAGGGTCGCCATAAATATCGATGTATGCTTTAGATAATTCTTTAATACGTCTAATCTTTTTCATGATAATATCAGCGTAAAGACCTGTTGCTCCTGGATTTAAAACACCAAACACACGAACATATACAGGAGCAGCACTAGTCCACCAATAGCATTTTAACGGTTTTAAATTGGTGTCTTCGAATGTACCTTGAATATACTTCATTTCCTCAGTATTATGCACGCCTTGGATTACATTAATGTCACCATTGTAAAACCACAATGTACCAGGATTCCAGTTGTTAGGGTCACCCTTAATATTAAAGAAAAAACTTACAGGCATGTTAATCCACCGCCTTACCTAATTCTTCATAAATCTTATTAAGAGCTCGCTTAATTTCTCCTGTTTGAGACCCAGGCTGTAACGTGCCAAATAGACGTACATATACAGGTGCTACTTTAGCATCCCATATATAGCCTTTTAACTCAAGACCAGTACATTCTTTATATACGTCTTGAATATACTTATGTTCTTCCCCATTATGGATACCTTGCACTTCGTTGATTGAACCGTTATAAAAATATACAGTTCCAGGATTCCAATTTCCTGGGTCGTTTTTTACATTAAATCTAAAAGACATTGCCATATCACTGCACCGCCTCTTCCAATTCTTTAATAATCTTATCAAGTGTATCTTGAATATCTTTAGATTGAGCACCTGGATTTAGCAAGGCAAATAAATGCTTGTATTCTGATTTACCTTTTTCCCAAGTATAACCTTGTAGGTCACGCTGAGCACAATCTTTGAAGATTTCTTGAATATATTTGTGTTCTTCTGAGTTGTGGATACCTTGAATTTCATTGATGGCTCCATTATATAGATATACTGTACCAGGGTTCCAGTTCTCAGGGTCGTCCTTGATATTAAACCTAAACGCCATCACAGGATATGCAGGTTGAGAGCTATCTCCTTGGCCTCCATATCCTTCACCAAGAGTACCGTCCTTCCAAGCTTGGTCTACTGCATCTAAATATCCACCATTAGCTCCATTTACTCCATTACGGATACTATTCATCTGTGGTGCGTATCCGCCATATCCTACTGCGGCATAATCGTATGCTGCTCCACCTTGCCTAAATAGACCAAGTGTGAACGCATTAATATCTTGTTTACCAGAACAATTATATCCGTGTCCAGAAATCAAATATGTCCAGTCATTCATATAATCTGCCACAGATGCGTAGTGCATGTATGTTCCACCTTCATTAGCAGGTCGATAACTACCCGTTGTAACTACTACACCTGAAGGACGAGTTTGAGCTCCACCAGTCATACCACCCCAGTTATTATCAACACGAGCTACGTTAGATGCACCCCACCATGACTCAAGATACAATTGAGAGATACAACCTGAAGGTAATAGATTGCGCTTACTACACCAACCAAACAAGTCAGATTGAACACTTGCAGGTAATGTATGACCAGCGTATGAAATATCACGGATAGGAAATCCTGGTTTCTTCTCACCACCAGATGAACCGCTTGAACGACCCGCATCAGAATATGGAGGTCGTGTTACACCAAGCCAAGACCCATCAATTTGTCTATTTACATACACACAAGGGCCACCATATCCGTTTGTACCATAGTTCTGGTCAATAGAACGAATATTGTTACCATTACGTTCAATAATAAGACCTGTATGTCCATATCCATGACCAGGTTCTGATTTACAAAAGATATCGCCTGGTGCACATTGTGATGCTGGTAATACAGCCCAACCATTAGCACGACCTGCGGCTAACATATCAATACCATTCCCAGGCATACGTTTACCGAAGAACCATTGTGCTAGTGCGTTAGGTAAGTCTACACACTGCATACCGTAGGCTCCATCAATGTCGACCCCAGTATGACGATTAGCCATATCTGCAAATCGATTAATAACTTCTGCTACTGTTACCAAATAACAATCCTCCTTGAAAAAAGACCACAAGCGGTCAAATAAGCTTGCAGTCTAAATTAATTATTTCCAATAACGATAGATTGTACCATCTTTAAGTTGGAAATATCCAATATAAGTTTTTGACCCAAAGTCAGTAGTTTGTGGTAACTGATATCCAAATGAGTCAAAGTTGTAAACCTTATTATCATTGTCAAGTGAGTAATCGTTTACATCATTAATTACAGATGTCTCTGACTTAGGTTGCCATTGTCGTACAACAAGGTGACCACCATATTCTGTATGTTGTCCTACATAATTATACAACTCAAAATTGGTTGTTTGTGGTAGGAATTTACCATGAACATCTTGATTACCTACCTCTTGTCCAGAATGACCTTGACGAATTGTGTCGTAGTCGTTACCAAACGTATAAGCACTAGCTGAGCTAACACCAGCAGTAAATAATGTCAAAGTAGTTGCAATTGTAATAATAGATTTTTTCATTCCTAATCCCCTTTTTGATTATTCGTAATAATTTACAAGGTCGTCCTTGTTCCAACATGAAAGCCATACTGTACCGAATTGACCAAATTCGAATAGACGCCAGTAATATCCACCATAATATCCACCGTCTTCGGTATCAACAATGTTAGTTTCATCACCAGCGAATGAGAAGTACATTCCAGCTTTAAAGTCTTTAGACTCACCGTCTGGAAGGTCATTACCATCAGCATCAACCCAGTTCACCATATCAACTGGAATACCGTTTTCAGTCCAGTCAAAGCCAATTGGGGCTAGGTAATCGCATTTAATTTGCCAAATACCATTAACGAATTTAACTTCATTGGCTTCATAATATGCTTTCTCTTGTTGTGGATTAACAACCGTATTAGGTTGATTGTTTGTTTCTGGAGCTGAGTCAGCGTAACGCCATACTTCAATGTAAGCTGGCTGGTTCCAACCATAATAGCTATCCCATGGATAAGTATTGATGGCTTGTCCAGGTGCTCCTTGTGTTGAGTAGTCACAAGAGATGAAATTAACACTATCAAGCATTACACCGACATGTCCTCCAGCACCACCAGATGACGCCATATCGGACCCCCAACTCATAAGGACAATATCGCCCATGAGAGGTTCCCAGTCTTCATTGCGACTTACACGATAGAAACCGTTATTCGCAAGTTGTTGACCAAGAGTCACAGTTGAAGGAAGACCTTGAATACCGATGCCTGCTTCTTTCAAGGCTTGTGATACAGTACCAGAACAATCCCCAGTACCATCAGAACCATTACGAGACCCGTACATTGAATATGTAACAAGGCCACGATGATTTACAAACCAATTAACAATAGATTGTTGAACACTCATTTAAGTGCCTCCTTGGATTTATTTTTGAATAGATTGCTTAATCTCAGAGATAGTTCTCTCTAACTCTTCGACCTTCTGTTTTAAAGCTTCAATTTCTCTTGTAGGTAATTGAGATTTAACTACAATAGGATCTGCCGCGAATTTATTTTGCTCCATAACCTGTAGAAAAAAGTTATTATATGTTGGAAACAAGCCATACGCTTGACTAACAGACAATGATGAAGTTTTTAATTCTTCAACACTTCTTGCAAGAGAGGCGTTTTTATTAGCCCAATTTCGCATTGCGTCTTGTAACCAAGGCGATGCAGGAGAACCGTAACTTTTATTATCAACAAGATATAAATGCCCGACATGCTCTTTATCAGCTTTATCAAGAACAGCCTTGTAATTGTCTTTTGTCACATTGTAGATACAATGCCAGAACTTGTTATAAGGTTGTGATAGACAATATGAAGGTGTTACTTCACGAGAAATATAATTATCAGCAGAAGACTCGAAGTTCATGAACACGTCAGCAGAGTCCAACAACGATTCATCGATATTTGAACCAGGATTAGCCACTACAATGAAGTCTTTTCCGTAAACATCTTTGATACGTTTACCCATCTCAATATATTTAGGAATAAGACTAGCTTGTTGTGAAAATCCATTAATTGTTTCATCTAGAAACACACCTTCAATTGTATACCATTCTTGATATTGTTTGATTTGACTGATAATAGAGTCAATCTCGATTTTACCATATCCAGTTGCAACATATCCAATTACAGTGGCTCCTACAGCTTTAGCTCGAATAGCTTGTTTGACATACATATCATCTTTCTGGTCACCAGGCCCGCTATTAGGGTTAATAATAACAAATCCGAGTTTGTCAGACATGGTAATGGCTTGGTTCCACTTAGATGTAGCTTTCTGGAAATCAGGATACCAATAACTAATAGGACTGATAAATCGTTCACCATTAGAAGGGTTTACCAGTTCGTATTTGTTGTTGATGATATCAGATTGGGCTTTTTTAATATCTTTACCTACAGCTTTAGCAAACTCTAGATTGCTCATATATTATTACCCCTTAGCTGCTGTGTATGCTGCTACCAAGTCCTCAGTTTCAATAGCTGTAATACGATTACCAAGCTCTGTAAGTTTAGTAATAATACCAGCATCAACATTACCACCACCAGCATTGATTTTATCAGCAAGCTCTTTAAGAGTATCAAGCTCTTCAGGAGCTCCGCCAATAAGGTCTGTTTTAGCTTGCGCAATAGCAGTATTAAGTTGTTCTTGTGTAATACCAGGTGTAAGACTAGCTACTTCAGTCTTGTCAGCTTTTTGAGCAAGGGCAGCATCAATACGTTTAATATCAGCACCTACGGCTGAGAATGCGTTTGAAAGATTTGACATAGAGTCCTCCTAAATCTTAGCAAGGTTGTAGATGTTAAGGTAATCTTCACCACTATCGACTAACCCTGCTTGTTTAATATCGTTAGCAATGACACGTAGTTTCTCTCTATATACATCAGAAGGAATAAGAGTATCCCCTCCGAAAGAAGATTGTACTACTTTGACTTTGTATTTGTTAGAAGGGAAGATATGACCATCTACTTTAATCTCAAGTAGATATTTGCCATATTCCAAACTCTTCCCTAGAGCGAATGTGACAACGCCGTCAACAACTTTAACATTCTTAGAGAATTTAATTTCACCAACTTGAGACAATGTAACAATACCTTCTCCAGTTAGAGGAAATACGTTCCCATCATCGTCTAAGATTTCAAATGTAAATTCTGAAGAAGTGTCTCCGCTTTTGATAACATCGCCACCATCAATAAGCCTGAGGGACGTCATCAATTTAGACATGGATTACTCCTTTTTAGTCTTTGCGTGGTTCGCGATAATTCAAAGCTTGTTCGCTATCACCCACACCTTTAGTTGTTGGGTCTGTAACAATACCAAGGATAACCAAGATAACAACAAGAGTATTAACTCCCTCTTGGATATTGCTAGGGATTGTAAGTCCAAATTGTTGCAGCATCAAGAATACTGCTGAGATAAGAGCGATAAGTGTAGCTTTGTTTTGCAAACGTAATTTAAAATTAATCATTATTTTTCTCCTTTTGAGTTTCGTCTTTGTCTTCGTTCTTATGAGGGTCTACTCTATCCGACACATATTTGGTAATAAACGGAATTTTAATACCAATAGCTTCCCCATTTTTCAGAATGGACGCAGCATAAGAAAAGAATAAATAATAAATAAACATATCAGCTTCTGTTGTTACATTAGCCAATACAGCTAACGGGTAACTAATTGCTACAGTTACAAATACGAAAGCGTGACTACCGAGTCCTTCTCTACTTACTGTAGAAGAGAAACCTTTATTAGCCCAGCCTCTGATATATCCTAAACTAATATCAAGAAAAATCACCCAGAATGTAGCAGCTACCATAAGATGTTCATCTATACCATGACTATAAAAGTCAATGATATATTGTATGAGTCTACCCAATCCATCGGCTGGGGGATGCTGCTGTTGTATCGATGTGAGTAGATATAACAATGTTATTTACCTCCAAGAGGAAATTGTACAACATCAGAACAAATATCTTTAATATCTGTTCCATCATTGTGTTTGTTTAAAATAACCTGACTGTCTGGAGTGACATTATGAGTTTGAGCATTAGCGTGCTCATCCATATTAGCCAATCCGATAGCAGTAGTGCTGACAATACCAGCTAATGCGATTTTTGTATGTAATCTCATTTCCTTCACTCTTTCTAAATTGGAATAGTTACAACAGTTCTTATAGGTCGACCTTTTACGGTATTTAACACGTGAATCGAGCCATCAAGGTTGACTTGGAATAACAAGTTCCTATGTTCTTCACGTGAAAAATCAACACCAGATAACATTAATGGATCTTTGTAGTGTTCTAAATATTTTTGTGGAAAACCACCAATAACGGTTCCTTCGTTTTCAGCAGTAAAATTAATAGAAATATATAGAACCCTAGCAGACACTCTCCATGTCATTTTACCATTTGACTCAGACCATTCGGTATCAGGGAACTTAGGTTCTACTTGATTGATTTCTTGTTGAAGTGCAATCCAATTAGTCCATTGATTTCCTCGTTTTTGTCGAGTATAAATCTTGTCGTTAAAGAAAGAATTAGCTTGTTGTGATACATAAGTATCACCATTAGAAATAACGGTCAAATACCACCATTGACGGTCATTATTGGGCATATTAGCACAATCGTTAACATTGTAAAACCCTGTCTTTAGAATGTTGTTGGCATCACCAGAATTGATTTTAAGACAAGTACCGTTTGTCTCGGTAAGTTGGTGATTTTGAATTTCTTTATCTTTAATTCGATAAACACCCTCTTCAAGACTAACATCGCCAGGTGCAACTTCCACCTTGTATTTTGTTCGAACTTTACCAATACCAACACCATTACGATCATATTCCACAACCACTTGTTCTGTTGATACTGGAATATTATCGTAAGATACAGGAGGTGATAACTTGTCTGAAATTGTAGCTCGTATAGTGTATGATTTTTTAGGAGAGAAATCGCCAGTAAGAATACCAATACGGTTAACTTCTTCTACTGTTTGGTTAGACCCAAAGTTAGAATTAGAACCTTCATTCAACACAAACGTTCCACCACCGTCTTCTGATGTTGAGAATTTAACACTTACACTGTTTTTTTGAACACCATCAACTTTTAGGTTTGCGACCTTGTAAGTTGTAGATAGTTTAATTTGCGATGCATTTTGTCCAACACGTTCTGCTGTAAAGAATATCGTAGGTGAGAAATATGGTAATACTCGAATATTAACTGATTTCACATCTGATTTCAAACCACGTTCATCTACAACATACGCAGATATGGTTAAATCTCCAGTAAAATTCATTACACCAAATAGACCACTATTATCGTCTATTGATGCATTCTTTCCAACAATTTCGGCATGATAACGCTTAATACCGATACCAAAACTTCCAACAGCTCCAACAAATGTACATTGTATATTTGATAAGATTTGTAGGAATGTTGTGTTGGAACCAATAACATTTCTAACAGCTTGATTGGTTTCTGTTAGAGTTATGCCTTGAAATGTAGGTTTAACATCACCGTTGGTGTCATTAATTTTCAACACAATCCCATATTCTACTTGTCCTATTTTTGTAGAACCAGAATACGTCTCAATAACAAGAGTACCATTGTGTTTCTTATCTGTACCTAGTTCTGAAGTCAGACTTGTAGGTACAGTCCAAGTAACACTTGTATCAACATTTTCACCAATAACGCCAGATTTAACACCGAATTTATACAAGACTTTATGTCTAAAAGCATCATTTCTCTTATCGATATTAATGGTCACTTGTTGTCCAAAATATGCCTCAAAACCATCAGCTGTAGACGCACGGGCAATAGCTGGGACATCTACACTAAAACCATTAATAACAAGAGTGTTGGGTGAATACCCACCTTGACCGTTAAGTTGAGCCATGATACCAAATCGTTTAGTACCATCATTGTTGTGCCACACCTTGTAAGTTTCATCTAACAGTTGTTGTGTTTGGCCAGCACCTAGATTACCAATACTAAATCCATACCGTCGACCGCCATCAAAGTCAATAAAACCTGTACAGTTATATCCTGCGAATGACCATCCACCAGAGACCAAGAATACACGAATTCTATAGTTAGAATAGTTTTCTACAGCATTCTGGTCTACAAGGTCTAACCACATCTTCAACCGATATCCACGGTCGTTATTACTCCAATGTTCTGACATTAGTTACCTCCCACATTGATATCACCGACATATCGAATAACATTCATATCCAAATCAGCGAAATATTGTTCAGTCCTATAACGACCTACTTGAATAGTTTTAACAAAAGTACCATTGTCAATATACAACATACCTTTATCAATATACATTACCTCTTTACCAGAAGAGAACATAGAAATACGTCCTGCTGGTGAGAACATGATTGAACTTGACCCATCTGTTTTACCGATTGTAAGACCTTCATTAGATTGTGTAATGAAAGAATCGATAAAGCTTGTCTTAGCCGCCATATCACCTAGACTTGTTTGAAGTTGGACAATGCGTTGTGATTGTGTTATCAAGTCACTTTCAGCTTTAACACGATTAGCCTCAGCGGTTTTAAGATACTTCTTATAGTCTGCAATCCAAGCTCGTACTTCATCTGCAGCTGCTTTAGCTTGTAATTCTGCACGCATCTTAGCGTCATTTTCAGAAAGAAGTTGTAATTGTTGATTGGTTAAAGTGCTATCGGCTTTAGTCTCAACTGCATCAGCAAGGTCATAAGGTGACGCTTGCCATACACGAGGTGTAGCTCCTTCATAAACGTCTAGTTCGGTAAAGAATAACATCGAAGTACCATTGTCGGTGCGTCCGGCGTTATCAATACGGATAAATCCTTCATCACAGTCACCAGAATTGAATGTGTACTCAAATCTTACAACTTGAGTAGTTGAAGGAGAACCATCTATTCCTTTAACATAAACAACTTTTGTAAAAGATTGAGTTTCTCCAATTTTACGACCTAAGAAGTAAATATCAACCTTTTTAATATTACCAGTACCAAACATCGACACATTAAGAGAATAAGTTGTATTACGCTTAACAGGGAATCGTCTAGTTGCGGCAGGAATACCACCGTTAGTGTCGTTAGTCAGTAAAAACATTTCCCTTGTATTATTGTAATAAAATTTATGCTTAGCTACACGCAATTTATTATTAGGTTGTCCGATTTCCCAATACCCCCAATTGTTTAGGTTCTTAGGAAATGCTGAGTTTCTAACAAGATTATCACCGCCGATAACAATACCACCAGTCATATCAATCCAAGAATATCGACTTGGATCTCTAGAATCAGCAGCTTCGAAATCAGTATAATGACCAATGTATCTGAATTTATTGTTAGTATTAACTAAACTAAAATCAGAACGACCATCAGCAGAATTAGCATAAGCGAAATGCACATAAGGTGTCCTACCGTCTGCGCCTGGTTTACCAGGAACACCAGCTTGACCGTCTTGACCACGCCATTTAGTCCAACGATATTTTCTTTTATCGGTTGAGTCTTGTTGAATATTATCAACATACATGCCAATATAAAGCTTGTTACTATCAGTCTGACTAAAACCGTCACCATTTTGATTATCGGCGTAAGCAATGTGAGTGTAAGACGATACACCATTCACACCATCACGACCTGGAAGTCCTTGGTCTCCTTTAGGGCCTTGTAAACCGTTAATACCATCTCGACCTGGTCTACCATCTTGTCCATTCTTAGATACTGTGTATACAGACTCTGAAGTATTATCAGTATAAGTCAAGGTCATTCGCATCCAAGTAAAGTTGAGTTTCTCAGTTGGGACTTGTCTAGACCAACCACCTGTAGGTCGATTTACACCATCGTTAGAAACAGCGTAATCAACAACTGTGCTTCGAATACCAACACCATCTTTACCTGGGATACCATTAAGACCGTCATTACCATTACGAGGAATATAGACTTTCTGAACGCTAGTCTCAACTGTATTATCGGTGTATGACCAGCTTGTCTTGGTCCAGAACCATTTCTCTTTTATAAGAGTTGGAGGTTGTTCAGTCCAAGTTGTAGGTTCAGTCTTGTCTGAATCAGATATACCATAGCGAATGGTTGTTTGTCGAATACCGACACCATCCTTACCAGGTTTACCATCTCGACCAGGAGCGCCATCGTTACCATTACGACCATCAGCTCCTTTAGGACCTTGTTCACCACGGTCACCTTTAGGTCCAGTTTCACCCATTTTGGCTACTGAATATCCTTGTTCTGTAGTTCCATCAGAATAGAACCATGTAGTTCTAGTCCATAGGAACTCACCAGGATTTACAACAGGAATATCTGGCATCCAAGTACCATCCTCAAACACAATATTCTTGATCCAAGTGATATTACCGTTGTGGTAACTATTAATACGAATTTCGTAATCACCTGTAGGTCTATTGTGAGTGTATTTTGTACCTGTACCAGTATTCGAGTCTGAGATAATTGCCCAAGTTGAGAAAGTAGGATTTACAATCCAGAGAGTAGCATTATTACTACTTTGCTCAAGATTATGAATGTTAGTCCACACACCATTCGTCTCAGCAGATAATATATAAGTCTTACCTTGCTCAAGACGAACAAACTTACCAGTCATAACGTTGTTATCAATGATTGTGCGAGACGGTCTAATCTCATCTGGGAAAGATGCTACAATACGACCTTCAGGTTTATTCACACCATTGTTGGATTTACAATAACGCAAAGTAGTATTGATAATACCAACACCATCTTTACCTGGAAGACCATCTGTACCATTAGACCCATTCTGTGGAATATACGTTTTCTGATATCCAATCTCGCTTGTATTATCAGTATATGTCCACTGAGTTTTAGTCCAAAGATATTTACCCTTCACAAGAGTTGGCGGTTGAGCAGTCCAGTTAGCAGGTTGAGTATTTTCATTGTCTGAAATACCATAAGTGATATTTGTAGAACGAAGACCTACACCATTCTTACCAGCAATACCATCATTACCACGGTCACCTTTGTCACCCTTATCGCCTTTAATTTTAGTCCAAGTATATCTTGTAGGGTCGTTACTATCAGCTTGTACAAAGTCGGTATATTGACCAAGATATTCCTTGTTAGCACCATCACTAACATGAAAGTCTTTACGACCATCAGCAGAATTGGCATAGGCAATATGGATAAATGTTTGACGACCATCACGTCCAACAGCACCAGGTGTACCAGCGGCGCCGTCTTGTACGTTAGAGAATGTAACTTCGGTTGTTGCGATTAATGCGCCCTTTTTAGTTGTTACTGTTGCGTAATATGTAGCCGTCTTGACAAAGTCTGTTGTGGATACTGAGATTTGTTTGTTGGTAGAAGAGAAATCACTAAACCCTGTTTCGTTACCATGTTTCATTTTCCATGAAATGGCGTAATCATCAAGGTTAAGTTGTTCCGTTCCTTTAAGTAATTTCAAACTTACAGCAGAAATACCATACCCATTGACAAACTGAGTACCGTTGCTGGTTGAAGGGATTAGAGAATATGCATCTTTACCGTCTTTCACAGTAAAGATTGTTAAGTCATTTTGAAATACGACGTCACCATTATCCCAACCCTTAACTTTAACAACAATCTTATCTTGTCCAGCATAATCTTTAGACTTGATGTCTAGGTAATCACCTGAACCGATAACTTGGTCGTTTACCTCATAAGTGAAATATCGACCAGTATCTTCTTTCTGTAATTTGCCACCTTTATACAATCTAGGATAGAGACGAGTCTCATCATCGAGGGACTTGAACGCAACACCGTTCGAAGTGAGGACACTCATTGTATATGGTTTAGCATCTTCAATCATACGAGCATACCTGTCCAACATGGCACCCGTTAACTGACTAGCCATCTCAACAATATTAGATACTTCAATCTTGTATGTTGATGGTTTAGACAATGTAGTAGAAATTTTTTCAACACGAACTCTCAACAATAATCCATTTAAGAAATTCTTGTCTGAGATGTAGATAATATCACCAACCTTAATGTTGTATTTATTACGTACTTTCGTGCCGTCTAATTGAATAGTGTATTTCTTGACACCGTAAGCATGTTCACGCAATGCTTTAAGACCAGTATTATACAAGCCATCATAATCTGAAGGGTCTAAGTCAGTCTTAATTTCTTTAACCGTCCAGTTATCACACTCGTTCAAGTGAATCATAGACGGGTATTCCAGCATTGCTAATGGGGCATACATTGTATGAGAATTACGCATCATGTAAAACTCATTATGTTTACCATCTGCATGCTTTACAATCATATTCTTTTTAGGTTTGAAGTAGTTACCATCTTTGTCTTTAATACGCAAAGCGGTGTATTGTTGAGTCCTATCATGAGAATATGATACGCTAGTGACGTGTCTATCAATAAATAGAATTACGTCTTCACGATTTGTACCAATACCTGAATATAAATCAGTGTAGGTTTTAGCTTTGTAAATGTTCAGTTTGAGGTCTTTCAAACCACGTCCATCTGGAAACATTGTAGGAATGATTTCGCACTCTGCTCCAAATTGTTCTGCAAGATTTAAGATTGTACCATATATATTAGTCGAGCTAGAAATAGATAATACTCTTTTTTCTAACGGAATCTCATTAACATCTACACGCAATTTAGTGTAAGTCAATGCTTGACAAATATCCAAATACTCTTCAAATGTATAAGACGTAGGTTTTTTCTCGTCTTGTTTGAATTCCTTGGGATATTCATTAAGCAATTCCATAGACGCATTTTCACATTGAAAAGTCATATGGTAATCATTCTGTGTCATATTTCGCACTGACAACAAGTAATCCTTATTATCAAACGAGAAGGACACATACATATTTGCTTTTAAATGTTGCAGTCTTTCTTGTAATTTTTCATTTACAAATTTATCAACAGTGAAGTCAAAAGTAGCAGCATCACCCTTCAAATATTGTTCTAGAGTGTCGTTATAGAACTTCAAACTTCCTGGGATGGAGTTATCAAGATGGTCGACAACTTCCAGATTATTATTGTGAATTGTAATCCTCATTTTGATTTTCCTTTACTGTAGATATTGCTCGTTAAACTCTATCTCGATTTCAGGTAGTTCGCCTTTCATCCATGGAGAGAAACTGAATTGTAGTTTAGATTTGCCTTTAGGAAGAGTAATCCAACTAGATCCTTTAACGAGTTCTGATTGAGAAATATAACCTTTTTCAGAAGTACCATCTGGTGATAACCAAATCTCACCATTCCAATTATCAATTGTGATAATTGAATTAGCTTTGTATTTATTATCTACCAATGCATAGCGCTTTGTGTTAAGTTTAGTGAAACTCAAAGACTCAAGGCACATGATTTCAACTTCTTGAACTCCATAATAATGTCCCATTTGAATCACTATTTTAGAGAAGTTCATGGTTTTTAGTTTCTCATTTGTGTAGTTGTAGTAATGGTTGTCAAGGAAGAAAGTTAACTTAGAACCTTCTTTCATAAACCAAGCATCACCGGTTTTAGTATTGAATGATCTATTTGCTGGTTCATACTCACCATCGTTAGCATGAAAATGTTTCATCTCATACCACTTATCTTTACCTTGTTCATCGACCATGAAACTACAGTACATATCATTACCACGAGTATCGTTTTTTACTAACTCATATTCGGCAATGACTTCATTCTTGTTAGAGAGCACACCAATACGAATAACACCAGATTTACCCAATTGTAGAGCATGGAATTTGGCATTGAAATCTACACGAAAATCAGTACCACCTTTGATACCGTCTCGGTCTGCAGGAATATCAATATACCCAATAGCTTCACCCCATTTAGGATTTCCAGATTTAGGTTCATCTCCGCTTGGATAATGGACGCCAGACGTTGTATAATCTTGTCCTTCAGACCTATGGTTCATCTCTTTCACAACAAGTCTATTAACAATCTGAGTTGATGTATCGCCAGGCGATGCGCCCAACACAGCACGCCCACCAAACACATGACGTCCTTCTTGCAACATACCCCAACCTTTAGGGCCAAAATCGCCTCGTTTAATCTGGAATAAGACCTCAGAACCTGTACCATCAGTATAAGACTGCGTACCAGCCTCAGTAGATGACGAAGACCCTAATTCCATTACTCCATTTTGATTTACGATACCAATCCAACCAATATTGGCTTTATTCTTTATACGAATAATTGGATACGACTCCACGTTAGAAGGGTTCTTAAGTTCAACATAAATTGACTTAGACTCTTTATCTTTTGTAAATTTCGCATACTCAGTTTGTGGGCCTTCACTAGACACAATAATACCAGTATCCGAATGCCAAAGTCCGTCAGGAACAGTGAATGAAATAGTACCACTCGCCTGTTCCTCTTTAAGACTTTCTGTAAATGAGAATTGTCCTTCAGAGATTACATCGTAATATCCATTAGGTTCATCCTCAAATCGTAGATGTCTTGTCCCATTAGGGAAATCAAGAGCACCTGTCATTTCACGTCTAAAGCGAGCACGTTGATTGGTATCAGCAAAAATCAAGAAATCAATCTTGATAGTTTTAGCACCTAGTTTTTGATAAGCGTGCTGAGTACCATAACGGTCTGTACCAGTAGACGTTGCATTGGTTTTAGCACCACCAAGACCTCTATCAATCTTGGTAACACCACCACGATAACGTTCGATGATTTCTGTAATATTGACTTGGTCTGTACCTTCGCCCAACAGAATATCGAAATATAGTTCAGTAGAACCACTCATTAAGCGATACCTCCATTAATTCGGTCTTGACGAGCTTTGTATTGTAATTGCGCATCAGCCATACCTGGCGCAAGCACATTGTTAATACGTTTACCATCAATGTAAGTATTAAGAACTTGACCTTCACGAAGAAGACCAGCTTGTTCTTGATTGACAACATTAAGCTCACCCATTTGTCCGTTAAGTGTTTCAACTTTACCGATAAGAGTATTAATATTGTCGCTATTTGTGAGCATTTGTGCAACTTGTGGATTAAGCAATGAGTATTGTAGGTTGAGAGCTGTCTGGCCTGTCAAGAGTCCAGAATAATCTGTAACAGCTTGCAAAGCAGAAGTCTCAACTTGACTCATATCAAGGATAGGTTTGATTTTAGGATTGATGTCCATGTTGTCATAATCCATATCATTAACTCTATCGACTTGATTTTGAATTTCACCCATCAAGTTGTCCATTGCATCAATTACCGTAGGTGCAGCAGAACCCATACCACTAGCAATTGTTTCTACAATGGTTTTACCTGAATGCTCAACCTTACGCCAACCAGCTCCAGACATTGGCCCTTTCTTGGCTGGTGAGTTAGGGATGTGTGCTTTAATTGTAGCCCAAAGATCTGAGATAGCACCTGTAGCTTTACCAATAGCACTACGGATACCACTAGCAATAGCATCAACCATAGAAGTACCTGCATGTGTAAGTTTAGAAATAACGCCACCATCTGGTGTCATTGCCGATTTCGCAGCATCAAGTACACTTTTAGCAGCATTAGATACAGGATTTCTACCTTGGTCAATACCGCCTTTGAATGTTCCAGACATTCTATTACCATGACCTGTAACGTCGTTCTGTCCGAACATTCCTTTAGCTCCATTTACAACACCAGAAGCAGCACCAGAAACCATACCAAGTAAAGCACTAATACCGCGTCCGAATGTGCTAGAAGTATTGTTACCTTGTGATGTCATATTGGCAGAACCAAAGCGTCCACGAGCTCCACTCACAACACCATCAACTGAACCAGTTACATTTCCTAGTCCATTTTGAATTCCTGTTGCATAAGACCCAATGTTACCCAAACCAGCAGCCTCAAATGATTGGTTCATTTCCATAGACTGTAGTTTAGTTGAGATTGAGTTAATTGTTGCAATGATGTTATCCACAGCAACTGTAGCTTCAGACCCAACAGCAGGCATAGACTGCAAGTTAGTTGCGATGTCTTTAACCTTGTTGATGATTGAGTTCATGTTGCCCATGTTGGTGACAGCTTGTTCACTAGGAGCAGAGTCGCCCATAGATTTAACCTTGTTCATGATGGTCTTCATGTCATCCATCTTATCACTAACACCTTCGACATCAATAGATTTCATACTTGATGCAGATTTAGACGCATCAGATACTGAAGCAAGAGCTTTAGCACCGTTCTTAATACGCGTTACCGCACCAGAACCATCTGAGAATACAGACAAGAAATCTTCCTTGAAGAGATTTGATGTAAGCACATTAGCGAGCTTCTTAACAACATCAGCAGATTTCTGCATGTCCTCTGGAGAACCAGAAGATGAAATCTTAATTGCAGTATCGGCAAGGTCTTTAACGTTAGTTACAATACCCTTCATAGCAGCCAACTGACCAGATATCTTGTCAGCTCCACCACTAATAAGACTACCGAATGCAGTCTTAAGAGTATTCCAACCAATAACATCACCAAGTTTAGCTACAATCTGACCAGCTTTAGTCATCGTCTCGATATCGCCAACACCAGCAATAGTAATAGCAGTAGATGCTAATGATTGTATTGATGTTGTGATACCTTGCATAATCATGATTTGTCCAGCAGCACCCTCAAGACTTGTCACGTTGGACATAAGACTCATGAATGCAGACAAAGCACCTAGAATAAGGGCAAGACCAGCAATAACCATGACAGATGCAGCCAAGTCAATTCCAGCGTATGGAATGAGACCAATAGCTACATTCGCTAGAGATTGTAGAGCTTGAATGATACCGTTAGCTAGAGCAATTGTTGTAGCAACACCAAATCCAGCTACAGCACCAAATATAGATACTACAGTTGCCAATGCTGTAATTACGACAAGGATTACACCTAATGCTAATATAGCCACAGCACCAGACATCAAATCGCCAATAGACAATGGTGCAAGAGAAATAACAATATCACCCATACCTTTAAGAGCGGGTACGATTGTAAGAATCAATGCAATTACAGGAATGACACCCCAAAGTGCACCGAACGACCAACCAGCAAGAAGAGCAAGTACACCAAACTCAGTTGTGAGAATGAATAAGACTTGTCCTAACGCTGCTATTGCTACGCCACCCTTAAAGAGCTCACTTACAGATAAACCACCAAGTAGAGCGACAGTTTCACCCATTTGTTTAAGACTCCAAGCGATTGACATAATCAATGGAATTACAGCAACTATACCCAAAAGCGTCATTGGGCCACTGTTACCAGCTAATGCGCCCAAAACACCAATAAGTAATGTCATTACTGTAAGTATTGTGCCAAGAGCACCAATAGCTGTAACTGCGGACATAAGTTGCCCAGTCTCAATATCAGCCAAAGGAATAACTGATTTTGAAAATTCCTTAAGAATTAGCATTATAGCAGTCATTGTACCAAGGGCGACAATGATACCACCAACAGTCTTGATATTTGTGACAAGTTTAGACATACCAATAACGGTAGCTGTCATGATTGCCAATATGACACCAAGTGCTGCTAGTGACTCGCCACCAGCACGAAGACCTTCGGGTGGTAGATCGGCCAATTCAAACAAAGCAAGAGATAGTTCTTTAATAACATAGACCAGAGCGACCATTGTACCAAGAGATACAAGGATACGACCTACATCCTTCATGTTTCTGATTAGTTTAGACAACCCAATAACAGTTCCTTCAAGAACAGCTAAGGTTGTACCAATCATAAGAAGAGCAGTACTAGCTACAAGCATAGAACCTTGGTCTACTTCTGCAAGCATTTTGATTTGTTCTGATAAGAGCCAGATTGACCCTACGATAACAACCAATGTTGCAACTGCAGCAGTGATTGATGATTTCTTGACGTTCGCTTTTTGCATTGCAATAATGATACCACCAATAGCAGCGAATACACCAGAAAGAAGGACTGATATTGTTGTAACTACGGCAAGACCAATACCCATTTGTTCGACATTAAGTTCTTGTCCAAGTTTAGAGACTGTACCAGCTAAGAGGATAAGACCTCCTATTTCTACAGCAAGTAGAAGTGCAGCTTCTTTAACACGTCCTTTGTTGGAACGTTGCAATTGGTTGCCATCTGAGAACTTGTTGATTACAAAGAATATAGCAGAGAATAATCCAGCAATAGTTCCAGCAATCCATACGAGTGTACGTCGGCCTTCTTCAAGACCAGCCTTGTCTACTTCAGCGAGTTTTGCTACTGTACGAGAGAGTACTACAAGGCCTAGGATAACTTCACCCATAAGAACCACTACTTGCCATGAAACACCTTTACCACCACCAATACCAAATCTAGCTTTACCAGGGATACTTAACTTGGCGGACATTGCACCAGACATGAATTCGACGGCTGCAAACAGACCAGCGATAGTCAATGCAAGAGTTTTAAGTGTCTTAGTTCCTTGTTCAATCTTACCTTTGTCGATTTCACCGAGACGTTCAATAACACCTACAAGAGATTTAAGACCTAGAATAAGAGATAACAATACACCAACAGTAGACCATTTGGTATTACCAGTTGTGACTTTAAGACCACCCATACCTGAGGCAGCACCGATATTCTTTCCACCGAGTTTAGCACTACTAGCTGAACCGTCTACACCTACTGCAAATGTAGCACCTACAGTAAGCATAAATTCTTCAAGAGAACGCATTACTGCTTTGAGTGCGGTAATACCATACTCAATTGATTTCTTCTTAGCGGCAATCTCTTCAGGACTTGCAGTTGAACTAAATATATCCAATGCACTCAACAATTGTTTGAATCGTGACATTAAGACATATAAAGTAGCAGCAGTACCTAAAGTTTGATTACCTGTCGACGCCTCAAGACCAAGTTGGAATTGAGGGCCTACTTTTATACCAGCACCAACCTTGAATCCCATAAGGGCCATGATAGAACCGATAACAACAGCAACCTTCTCAAGTTTAGCCATACCGTTATCAAGAGTCTTATCGTCAATCTTATCAAGGTCGTCGATAATACCAAGAAGTTTCTTAACAGTAGACGCAATTACAAACATTGTAGCTGCGGTACCAATAGTAGCTCCAGAGAACCCTGAAAGCCAAGTAGCACCAACAAGTTCAAGCATAATAAGTCCCATCATCTTAAGAGACTTCATAGCTTTATCCCATTCCATGTCACCAAGCTTAATAAATAGATTACCCAACATCATTACAGATGATGCCAATGAGATCATCATTGTAGCTGATGCCATTTTCTTAAGCAATTTACGTACTTCAGGGAATCCAAGTTCGTCCATCAATTGTGATAACAAACCTGAAGCTCTATCACCTACAGATGCAGCAGCTCCAGCTCCAATAGCTTTTGCTTTTTGGATACCCAAATAAGCTCCAACTAGGATTGTAGCCATTGCAGCAATTGCTCCTACAGATTGTAGAAGTTTATCTCCAGGAATAAGAGATACTACAAATAATGCACCAGCAAATTCAAGCATTGCCATACCAATTGTCTTGAGCGTATTTGCTTTAATGTTTTTCTGGAAGGCCCCAAGAGTTCCTGACAATTGTGAAAGGATGCTATTAGAGTCACCAATACCAAATATAACTTCTTTCAAAGCTTTAATTGGGTGTAAGATATTTTGGATTAGGTTTGAATCTTTAAACTTCTGTAGTTGTTTAAATAACAAGAAGAACCCTGCAAGTTTAATCGCAGTATTCCCTTGTAAGCCATGTCCAACTGTGTCAAAGAATTCAGCCAAATATGTAAATACTCGACCACCTACATCTGATACAGTTTTAAATCTATCAGCAAGCCATTCTAAGAGATTACCAATTTCTTCAATACCAGACTTAATAAAAGCGGTCTTACTTGAGAAATCGATATTAGAAAATGCTTGTTTTACAGCACCCCAGAAACCATCAAAGACAGTTCCTAGTGTTGAGAATGACTCCTTGAGTCTATCAACAATATGCCATTTTGAAATTGTGTCAAAGATTTTACCGAGTACAGTATTTGAGTCTCCTGCTGATGTTTTGAGTTTATCAAATCCACCAGTAACAAGACCTACAATACCAGAACCAAGTTTCTTAATACCATTACCGATTGAACCGATAATGCGTCCAAACAAATCAGATACGGTTGTTGCTTCTGAAAGATATTTTGTATAATCTTTAACTGCCCCACCAGCATCTTTCATTGCTTTAGACAAATGTTTTTGCGTACGTTGCATGAACGTAAGTTTTTCTTCTTGTTTGTCCACACCATCGCCAAGTTCATCGGCTGAGGCTTTGCCACCAAATAGACCATTCTCGAAGACTTCTTTAATGTCCTCTTTTACAGTCTTTAGAATTGATGATAGAGAGCCCAACTTGTCAGAAATAGGCATATCGAAACTTGATTTGAGTACATCAAAGAATCCTTTGAGTGTATCCCATACAAGTTGTAGAGGTGTAAGAAGAAGTTTGACAACATCCAAGAACCACTGAACAGCATCTCCAGCTTTAGAAAATGCCAAAGCAATCTTGTCTGTTTCTCCTGGTTTAGGACCTTCACGGAAAGCCCATACCCATTTATCGAATTTATCAGTAAGGTTCTTAAATCCATTAGCCATTCGTTCTAGTAAAGACAAACTGTTTTCAGCATTAGGGTCTTTACCAAAACCAAACATCTTACCAATATCTTTTAAGAATTTACCAATACTAACACCGACTCTATCGAAGAAATCATCCATAGGACCATCGATTTTAGTCCAGATACCATCTAGAAGTCGAGTGATCGCGTCCCAGAATTGTTCTAATGCAGCCCGTATTGTATTGAATGCATTAACAAGTCCAGAGCCATCTAATTGTGATTTGATACCAACGAATATACGCCCAATACCGTTAAATACGTTAGCCACCATACCAGCAATAAGAATCAAGTCTTGAATTATATTATCTGGTACGATAATATCGATTGCTGCGGCTATACCTTTAGCAACCATTTTGACGACAGACCAAAGGCGAATAAACAACTCAACAATATTATGTATTGCTAATGTTACCCCTGGTTTTACTTCATCTCCAACATGGAATAAATGTTTAAGATAATCTGTAATCTTGATGATTGTTTCAGCTATCTTAACGAACACCATATTAGTTTTGTCGCCATTCTCAGCCCATTGTCTAAATATACTAGACTCTGGTATCATTGCTAATATAGCGTTCTTAACACCTTGTCCTGCTAATTTAAGAGACTCAAAGAGTTCAACAATTGCAGAAATGAGGTGTGTACGACCATCAAGTTGGTTGAATGCGTGAGCAATTTGTGTAATAAGATTTGGGATAAAAGATACTGCTGCAGCTAACCAGTTACCAACTGGAGTCCAGATAGCCATGGCTTCATCACCTTTACCAGCCAATTCAACCCACATTTTAGACCAAGCATCATTTACAGCTTCTTCGGTAGTTTCCATAGCTTCCTTGAAAGTGTAAAGATTTTCAGCCATCTCTTGGTAAACTTTATTGTTAGCGTACTCTTCCAACGATTGCATTAACACATCGTTGGTTAACCAACCATCTTTCAAATGCTCTACAAATAATTGTTGAACACCAATAGCATCAACTTGTTCTTGTGTTAGAGTACCTTGAGCAACCGCGGCATCAATTACTGCTTGTTTATACCCTTTGGTTGCCAATTGGGCAGTTTCTAACGACTGCCAGTTTTGTCGGTTCATATAACCCATTTGTAGGGCTTGTTGAACGCCAAATTGTAAGGCTGTACCAAATGCTTGAGTACTAGCACCTGCAGAGGCTGCCAAGTTACCAAACCCTTTCAAAGCCGTTTTGGCTTTATCCAAATCAATACCAGCATTAACAAATTGTGCTAATGATGAGTTCATTTGTTGTGAGTTGTATTTGGTAGTCTTAGCATATTGCTCCAACTCACGCATAGTCTCTGTAATATGGTCTTGTTCTTCTTTACCCAAGGCAGCAACCAAGATACGAGTTGAGTCGAGTTCTCGTTCATATTCTTGATAACCTTGGACAATAGGAGCGACAGTCCATTTACTTAACAACGACGCTCCAGCAGTGATTGCTCGAGATGCAATATTACCCAAAGCCACCGTTGCAATACCTTCCAGCATTGAGAATTTACCTTTAACACCCTCAACGCCAGAACCCAATTGTTCCATTGAGTTTTTAGCATTTGATGCTCCAGATTGAATCGCTCCAAATCCAGAGCCAGCATTTTCTCCAACTCTACCCACAGCAGATGCTGCAGTGTTGGATGCATTACCGACACCTGTCATCTTCTCCACAATGTTACCAAGAATTGGGACATGTGAGACTAGACCTGCAAGTTTACTTGACAGAGAACCTGTCGATTTCTCAACATTATCAACAGATTTACCGTTGATTGAGTCCATCTTTTGTTGGAAGTTACCAACATCTTTAATGGCATTTTGAAGTTTCTGTTGTAAATCAGCGGCGTCGAGTTTAAGTTTATAAATCTGTTCTTTTACTACAGAACTAGGCATTAACTACTCCCTCCCGACAAACCTTTTGCAATATTACTTGTTATACTGTCAGTTCTAGGAGACACAAAGTCGTTTGGTCTAACGTAACCTCCAGTACGAGTGTAGTGTCCATTCACCACATATACAACAATAGGTTTACCATTCTTAGCTTTATGTGAGTTTTCGAAGATAACATCTATCTGGTCTTTACTCATCGTAATTCGTCTACTCCATGACGACTTAGTCAAGCCCGACCTAACAGGAGTGCTCTCAACAACGTCGTCATAAGCTTTTTGAGTTTCAGCATCAACTACTGTATAGATTTTCGCCATATCAGTTTCTTTTTTAAAGTCGTCGAATAGGTTCTGAAACTTACTATCTGATGACATTGAATATTTCATTTTGAATTAACCTGTAGTCCCCATCTCAGCACGTCGTTTAGCATTCAAGTCTTTGTACATGCGTGCAGTTTCTTCTTTACTACGTTTCTTCTTAGGTGCGTTTAACTCACCTATAACCCCAAGCAATACAAGAAGTCTATGGATATTCCATGTTTCACAACTGTATGGTACTTGTGCATTCGCCATATACGCATAGATTACCTCTGATGTTAGTATACGACGACCACCTTCTCCCGATGAAGAAATCGTAGTTGCAGTAGGTCTACTATTGATGTATTCGATTATCTCCTTTATATTGGATTCGGACAAATTGTCTATGTCGAACCCTGTCTTATCTAAATTCATTAATTGGACATAAGCTAACACTTCAATAGGTTCCACCTGCAAGCCATTTAAAAAGGGAAATGGTTTTTTAAACACCATCTCCCATTGACTAATAGCTAACAACGAATGCTCGAAATGGTATACTCTTCCTGGGAGAATCATGCCCGTTGTTTCGTCATAAATCTCCTCCGTAACTATCTCAAGCATACATGTCACCTATTATTTTTTACTACGACGTTGTTGACGGTTACCTTTATTGGCAACTGTCTCAAGCTGAGAATTGTGACCCTTGTCTTTATTTGAACGGCCTTCGTCAATTAATTGCGCGAAGAATTTACGTGCAAAGTTCTCATCTTGGATGAAGTCCACGAACAATTTACCGTATGCTTCAGACGCTAGGAATTCATCGCGAAAATCTTTCGTCTTACTAAAGCGTCCATCTGCATTCTTGTAACCAACGGCAATAGAAACAAATTGCTCGATGAAGTCCATGATGCGGTCTGCATCTCCTGATGCCGCAACGTCTTTAACATAAGTCTCCCAGTCTCGATTTCCTGAGCGACCCATAATACGAAGTGCTTCGGCACTATTAATGTGGAAGTAAAACTTCTCAGTGAGTTCTTCACCAGAGAGTGGTTCTACGTAAGTAATTTCTTTAACAATCATTGATTTAATCCTTTCTTATAAAAACAAGTTCATTTTGAATTTTAACCAGTAACTACGCCAAGGAGAACCATAAGTTCTTTTGGAGTAGGAAGTTTAGGGTCAGCATTATCTGTACCGTAGATAGCTTCTTCGACTTTCTTAAGTTTGTCTGCTACAAGCTTAGTAGAGTCGATGATAATGTGAGCCATTGATTGAGTATTGTCAACACCTGTGTCTACTGGAGTTGTAGTGAAGTCCCAAGAGAATTCGATAGCATCTGGTGAGTCATTGATTGTTTCAAAGTCTTTAGATGCAACACCTGCAGTAGCATTGTATACTAAGTTGATAAGGTATCCGTGACCTGTAGACTCAGTATCGTTACCGATAAGAGTACGGTATGCGAAACCGAATGATTTACGAGTTTGTGCAGTAAGTTTAACACCTGCAACAGCATCAACTTCACCAAGACAAGCTGCAAATTCATCAGGATAAGTGTAAGCTGAGATAGAACCCTTGAATGATTCTTTCGCAATAAGGTTCAAGTATTTACCATTGTTTGCGTATTTGGCTGTAGCGTCACCACCATCTGGTGATTCAGACACTTTAGTCAAACCATTCCAAGCTACACCCTTTTCGTATGTACCACCAGCGGCCATAGGGAAAAGTACACCACGGTCAACCCCTGTTTGGTAAGTTTTTTGACCAGTTTGGTCCCAAAGCAATTTTGCCATAGAAATAATAACCTCTCTAATAATATACTCGATACGTCTCTTGATATAGACCATCATCCACATCGTAGTTGTTTAGACGCACATAAGGGAATTTATCAAGCATGGCATCCTCAATAGAGGCATCGTCCATCCTTGTAAAGAAATTAACAATATAAGACCTGTTAGTACGATAAGCTTTATTGTTTGCTTGTTCTACATCTAGGTAGTTCTTTTCAACAACAATACAAGGGAATTTTAGTTGAGAACCATCAGGTTTCTGATAGTAAACCCTTGGGCAAATCGTCTTAAGTTCTTCGATGAGTTCAGTGTGTGTTCTTGTCATAATCTTTGATTACTACCCCCAATTCGTTTAAATCATCGAGACTCATGATACCATCTGGTACAATGCGTACTCGAGGTGGGTAATTGAGAATCTTACTTACAGAATACACTTGATTCTTGTAAATAAGATACCAGATACGATTAACACGGTCTGTATCATCGTTAGCGAATACAAAAGAGAAGTCGAAGTTAGACTTAATATTCTCGTTAATTCGTTGTGAATCAGAAATATCATAGCGTCTATTTTCGACGATGTTAGCAGGGACCTTTCGATATCGTGTGTACTCGTACGAATATACACCAGGTTTAACCTCTGTCTCTTCAATACCGCGAACTAAGATATCAATAGTTGTCCTCATGCTACTCTCCTATATTCCATTTTGAAATTAGCCGCCTGTACGTCCTGTAGAGCCTGGAGTTCCTGATGCAGGGCTCGCAGCTTCGTCAGCGTCTGAATGTTTAGACAAGTATTTGTCACCAGGTTTGTCTTGTTTTTCAACCCAGTTAGGTTTTGTCTTAAGGGCATCTTTACGGAATTTAAGCATATCTTCGTTAGTTGCTTCAGCATCTGTAACTGTTACAAAGATGAAGGCACGTGGGATCATGATAGCACCTGAAAGGCGTGCTTCCATAAGGTATTTCATTTGGTTAAAGTCGATATCGAAATCGTCGAATGTTACAACTTGTCCACCTTGAGATTGTCCGAATACGTAGTCATTCAAGTTACCAATCAAGAATTTACCTTGAGGCATATCACGGAATTCAATTACTTCAGAACATCCGAAGTAAGATGCAAGGTCTGAGTTAGTTGCAAGACGATTGCCATCGCTTGATGCGCCATATAAGTAACGACCGCTCTTGTCTTTAAGAGTTTTAAGTTTAGAAAGGTCGAATGGGTTGATGATAAGTGATGGAGAACCAGAGCCTTGGTAACCAGGAAGAGTCTTGATTACATCATCAACAACAGACATCCAGTTTTGTGAAGTAAGTTTGATTGTGAAGAAATCATCGTCTTTAGTGATTGGGCGAATATGTTCTTCGTTAATCTTTTCTTTGTTTGGTTTACCGCCAACAATGGCTTCACGTCCATCACCAAAGATAGCAGCACGTACGAGCTCTTCTTTGAACTTGATTGATTGTACTTGTTTCAAGAATGAAACTGCATCAATACCGTTTTCACGAATATCGATTACGTCATCACGGTCAATTGCTGTTTTGTGGATGACAGTTTGTGGTGTAGTTGTACGATAGTACAAGCTGATAAGGCGTTGATTAAGTTTTTCATTACCTTTGATGTAACCACGAGCACGAGCTTGTTCTTCTGTCAAGTCAGCATAAATGTTTTTAACATTTGGTGAAGATACAGCACTGAATTTGTTGAGGATTGTTTCAACGTTTTTAGCGTTAGGATTGTAAGCTTGAATACCTTTTTGCAATTGTGCTGCTGGGAACAAGATATCAATGTTAGAGATACCGTGTTGCAAGAATTCACCAGATGAATCTACACCAGCCAAGGCTGCTTTAATTGAGCCTGTACCAAGAGCTGCTGCTTCACGTACAGCTACATCAGCAAGTTGTGCAGCATGTGTCAAAGTGTCTTGTTCTTCAATTCCATTTTGATTGAAATGATTTTGTTTCATGTCTACTCCTGAATGTTCGATTTCTTCTTCGTCTGTGTCGGCTTCGTCGTCAGAATCATCTTCAGACTCGTCTTCAGACGCTTCGAGTTCATCAACTTCTTCATCTTCATCGTCTACTGGTTCGAATTCATCTAGGCTAGAGTTAGCCAATTCATCTTCTTCGATTTCACCAGCAACAGATTGGATGATATTGATAGCCATAGCTTGTTCATCACTAAGAGTTTCAATAACCTCAGCATCTTGTGGTGTAAGTGATTCAACACCATTCTCAAGCATATTAGTGACTACTTCGGCTTGGTCTTCTGTGAGAGTATCAATTACTTCTCCAATAGTCGCCATTTGTTTCTCCTCCGAGTTGGAATGTTTCAACAAGTCTTGTGTCAGACCTGTAGTGATGAAAATCTCATCGCCGACTTGTCCGTCACCGTGAGTAAGAACCTCTTCGATGACAGCACCAGGATTTGCGCCCTTGAGTACTAGTGACACTTCATAGATTTCTCCATGAATTACGTCTTGTCCACTCTTTTGGATTTTACGAGCGCCAATTGACATTTGGTTCACGTCTCCGTGTCGCAAAAGTTCTTTGGCATCCTGACCACGTTCTGTTTCATTGAGATACCCGTAACCGTATACACCTTGATCGTTTGAATGAAGAAGGATATATCCGATTGTATCTCCTGGTTGAGAGTAAGAATGTTGCCAAACCAATGGTACTTTTTCTCCAGACAATCCAGAGAAGGCTCCATGACGGATTGTTACACCGTCTGAACATTTGAGGTCATTCTTCGTAACCCAACCAGCGAAATCGTAATTTTGTGGTTTCATTTGATACCTCTGATAATGTTGTGTTTACGTTTAAGATACTTAGCGTTCATCTTAGTATCCATCTTGTAGTAACGTCCTGCAAGATTACCTTTGTTGGTCGCTACAATCTTATAGAATTCGTAAGTTCTATCTGGCGAAGTTTTAGAAATGTTGTAGTACCCAGACTTTTCAGCTTGGGATTTGAAATCTTTATCTTTCTCAAATCGACGCATTAGTTTGTAGTCTGCACGTTCTCTCTTCTTAGAGAGTTTGTTCATCTTTTTACTAAATTGTTTCTGTTGAGGAGATACTGATGATTTTCTTCTAAAACCCCACTTCATACCGATAACACCGTGATGTTTTATTTCATTTTGATTTTTTTTTTAGAGGCAGTAGATATAGCAGCTTGATAATCAAAAGTTGCAGATTGTTGGATATTGTTTTTACGTTTCTTACGTTTGTAGTAAGATTCGTTTTCATTTTCCAAATCTCGAGTACGAGCAGAGTTACGACGACGAACAGACTCACTAGCATTCTTACCAGATTCGTACATGTTCTCCATCTTACGAGTGTTGTTCTCTTCAAGTTTAGAACCTTTATTTCGAGAACCAATTCGTTTGTTCTCCGCTTCAAGATCTTTAACACGTTGATTCCACTCATTATACTGCTTAGAATTCTTACGACGCTCATCAGGTGACTTAGACATATGGTCTTTCATCTTACCCTTGTATTTACGGATAAGAGCATCGTTACCAGACTTCATATCACCGTTACGGAATTTCTCACGAGTGTTTTCACCGATAACATCACGAGAACGGTTCTTATCAGATTTCCGTTTAGCTTTAATATCTCTACGCGTTTCATTGCGTTTGATTTTAGCTACAGACTCTTCAGCTTTCTTACGTGTCTTGTTACGTTTTTCGCGTTTATCCATAGCTTTACCACGAGCGTTATCAATCTTACGCATTTTATCTTTTTCAGATTTAGCTGCTTTACGATTACGCTTCTCGCGTTTGTCCATGGCTTTACCACGTTTTTCATCGAGCTTCTGAGATTCAGATTTCTTGTACTTACCTTGACCGTATCGTCTATCAAGTTTGTCTTGAATACGTGCTACAAGTTTTTTATCAATTTTACGCTTCTTATATCCAGCAGAAGCCAAAGCTTTATCGCCAGATTTCTTACCAAGAGTACCAGTTGTTGTTTTAGAAGTAGTAGGAAATACAGTCTTCTTAGCAACTCGGATAAGATTACTTGCTGTCTTAGAAACAGCTTTAGCTGTAGGGCGAACCATATTGGATGCTGTTTTGGCTGCTGAACTTACAGTCTTCTCAGACTTCTTGTACAGGTCACCAAACATGTCCATAACAGAACGTCCAGCACGACGAGCTTCGCTTACACGACGTTTAGCCTCTTCAGACCATTTACCGCCATGAAGGAGAATCTCGTTGTTAGGGTCAATATCTCTTACTGACCATTCTTGTTTCTCCATTATTACCTCCTAATGGGATTACCTGCTTCATCAACAGGATTACCTTGATAGTCTACAAAGTTACCGTTCTCGTCTTGATAGACATACTGACTAGGGTCATCTTCACCCATGGCGGGGTCAGCTCCTTGCCCAGCAGTTGCAATACCACCCATTTGATTACCATCAGCAATATTACGGTTGTAAAGTTGGTCAGCCAATGGATTAGGGTGGGGTTCTTTACCAATGAATTGACGAATCTCGTTAGGTGTAAGGATTGCATTACGAGAGAACAAGTCTGCAGTATTGGCAAGTTGTTCAATAGGAAGAATCTTGAATGGGTCTCGATAGAACTGAACAATTTGCCCTTGAGTACGAGCAGTTTTACTAATAAAAGCAACATTAACCGCATCCACAATAGCTTGTAGAATTGGATCAATAACTCGGTTGTAATAAAGGTTAAGCTCTGCCCCAGACTGAGTACCATTGATAATATTCTCAGTGATACCAATCTGGTTGTAGAAATCTTGCTTAAGTTTATTAATATCCTCAAGAGTGTTATTCTGGATATTACCGCCAGTTGGAATGAATTTCTCATTGTTATCCAATGTAGCTAATCCGTATGCAGATTTACTCATTTCTTGTTCCAACTGTTTACGACGTCTGTCTGCTTGTTTCTGATGGTAATCAGAATTTGTCTGATAAGGGAATTGGATAAAACCATTAATCTTACCAGCGGCAGCATTTCTATCTTCCGAGTTCATCAAGTTAATCTTCTGTTTGAGAAGTTGTAACGTTTGATTGCTATCTTGTAAGATTCCACTGAGGGGTGACTCGATAATAGCTACGTCTTCTTTTTTCAGAGATTGTTCGAACTCTAATCCAGTGTCCTCGTTGTAATATCGTACCTTGACAGCATCAGTGAACCATTGTGTAATTTTACCCACACGAACAGACTCCACATCAAATGTCTTCTCACCATCCATGATTTTATCAGTGACAGTAGGCACAATTGCGATAACACCTTCATCAAGTAAAGACCACACCAAATCAATAATGAATGCTCGTCCAGTTTGGTCAATGTTAGCCTTGTAGGTAAGACAGTCAATCAAACCAGATTTAATTTCATTTTGATTTTTCGTAAGAGCGTCAATCTTCAAGTGTTTGAATTCAACTGTAGATGCATCGATAGCAATACGGTTGATAATAGATTTAATCAAATCACTACCGTAAGAGGTGTTCATTGATTGAATGTACGAAGGAGAATGATATGTCGAAATCGATTGCCAATTGGAACCAGGTTCGACTGTGAAACTACCATTACCCATCGCGTTCGCAGACTCGTACGTTTTGTACGAATGTAGCAAAGTCGACATATGTTCACCTTTCTACATAAACATCTCTCTATTACGAGTCATCGCAACCCAGGCATCCATAAGAGCAGCCACGTTATCGATTTTCTCATCAGAGCGACGCTTATCTAATTTGTAGTTACCATTGTTATCCTGTAATGCTACAGAATTACCCATGGCGAATTTCATCAGCTCTTCGTCGAATATCAACATACGAGCCTCTGCAAGTGCTTTGATTTCACCCAACGGTACAGACTCAGTCTTAACACCTTGTCGTACTGTTTCAACACCATACTCGCCGTTTTCCATGCACCAACGGTCAACGAAAGCTCCAGCGTTGTAAGGGTCAAACCCGAATGACAGAACAGCCCAGTCATGCACATGAATGTAATCACGAACATCTTCGTATACTGCCACCCAATCCAAGAGCGAACCAGGCATGATTACCAAAGTCCCTTCTTGTTGTAATTCGTCGTATTTAAACCTTGTTGCTGAAGGGAGTTTACGATACTTAGACTCAGATACATAAGACCTTGTCTTGATACCAAATCTCTCTCCACCCAAAGGAAATACCCAAGTAAATGCCCAGAAGTCATCCCCTTGCGATGCGTCCATACCCATAGAACATGGCAGTTTGTCATAGTTCTGATAAGCGTGTTTTTGGATCTCATCATAAGTAAAGAAATAAGTGTAACCTTCAACGGGAATACCAAATCGCTTAGCAAGGATATCATTCCTTGTAGCTGGGTTGGCTTCAGCACGTTTAACGTCACGCATGTAAGCGTCGTAGGATACAGTTACTCCAATATTAGGACTTGCTTTAATCCAGGCAGAAGGGTCATTCACTTCGTTCAAGTCATCTAGACGATAATACCATATTGATGTATGAGGGTCTTCGTATTCGCCTCGTAGGATTTTTAATAATTCCATTTTGATTGAGTCACCTACAGAGTCACGAACGGTACCCTCAGAGGATACTGCCAGGATAATATAATCATCTACACCACCCTTGGCTGCTGATTGTTCTAGTGCACCGATAACGTCCTCTTTAACGTCACCAGAGAGCCACTCATCGACAGTAGCATACTTAGCACGAGAACCTTGTAATTTATCAATACGCATTGGTCTGATTTCGACGTACGAATTGGTAATCTTATTCTCAATACCCTTCTTAGTTGATGCCAACTTAGCTTGTGTATACTGTGAGCGTGATTTGTTAGAACCATCAGTCAATACAGAAAACAACGGACCACGAGACTTGGCAATAGCTGTTGAGAAAGGCATCATAACCTCTTCTGCTTGAGCCATTGTAGGAGCCGTTGTGATTTGTTGTGTTGTCTTTGTATCAGTTAATAGACCATATGCTTGGATAGTTGTCTCGTAAAGTGATTTTGAATTACCACGAGCGATAATTAAATACTGTTTGTTACGAAGACGTCGCTTCTTGCGAACTGTAATTCGACGACCAGTAGCTGGGTCGATTGTGTCTTCCTCCGAATAGTAGTACCACGACAATAAGTCTTCAGCCCACATCTTAAATGTTGGGAGCAGAGTCAAGTCAGTACCATCAGTTAGAGTCAGTTCAGCTTCACAGAAACGGACATATCCATCAATGGCATTTGGGTCGTAGAAATACTCAGGATTAGCGATGTCATCATCAATCCTGTTCATTTGGAGTGAGATGTTCTCGCATACTCTAGTCTCGCCTCTTAAAACTGAGTCGCGAAACTCGCCATAATATTTCGGGACCGTAGTATTAGATAACATAAGTTACTCCGTTAATTACCATTGGCTTTCTTGTTGAAGTCGCTATAGAATTTAGCAGCGCCTTTAAGTATATCGTTACTAGATTTGAGACTTTCATACACGTCTCTGTCTTGTTTGTAACGTTTGATATTCTTAGGATTACCACTGTATGACTTGGCATCTTTATCGTATGAAACACCGTAGGCTTCAGGTTTAACGCCATTACGATAGAACATCTTTTCCAAACCATAATCGGCTGCGACTTCCATACCAACAAGAGCAGCAGTTGTAAGAATTTTCTTACGACGCTCTTTCTTAGCTTGTTCGGCTTTTGCACGTTCTCGTTGTGGAGAATATACCAAGGACTCGAATTCGCGTTCAGCTTTAATACGTTCGTTACGAGCTTTAATTGCTCTAGTGCTCATACGGTCGCGATGCTCATACTCGTAAATAAACTGGTCTTCACGCATTCGGTCGTTAACTTTCTTAACATTACGTTTACGACGAGGGTCTTGGTGTTGTTGTGCGGCGATTTGGTCGTTAGGGTCTTTCTTACGGAACTTACGTAGAATACCACCTGTTTTAGGATTACGCATTGCTCCTGAAGAACCACTAAAACGACCTTTACGTCTACCCCATTTCATACCCAGGATACCATAATGTAGAAGGTCATCCTGAGATTGTTGTTGAGCAGAAATGAGGACTTCGTTGATAGAGTTAGTTTTCACCATTCTCCACCTCCATTCTAATCCTCCATAGTAAATGCTCAAGCGATTTTTCTAAGATTGATTGTTGTTGTGATGGTGGTGGGTCAAACATCAACATAATATATTGGACGACATATTGTTTACCTGTTTCCAATAGATTTTCATTGTCGACATCTTCCCATTCCATTTTGACGTCTTTGTCCCAATCACCAGTCCACTCAGGTTGTTCCATTACCAAACCATTTTGTTTGAGTGTAAGGAACGCTGTTGAGATTAGCGATTCAAGAGAGAAGACGTATTGACCATCAACAACCAAATCTTTTGTCAACGATGGGGCTCGTTCGACAACATCTTGTAAAATAGATGACATTTATTTACCCCATAGAATTGTATCGCCTGGTGTTCTTTCGACATACTCTTCCTCTTTGGGCTTACCATAGTGGATTGTGTTGTGTGTCGCAATAGAACAACAGATTAGGTTGTCTTTATCGAAGAGTTTCTCGACATTCCAATTCTCGATATCCTCCTCGTATAAAGGGTTAATATGGTGAACGATAATAGGCCCTTCGATTGGTAATCCTAAAATACCAAGGTCGCAACCTAAATCTCGTTCGATGACTTCATCTCGCACGCGCATCCATTCACGCGACTTGTAGAAACGATTAGACATGTGACGTGGAGAAGTAGCATTACCATCTAATAGTATTAGATATTCTAGTCTAGCATTCCAGTCTTCCTGTTTGAGGGCTAGTTCTGCTGACCTAACCTTCCATGAATTCTCCTTCAAGCCAATCGTCTCCTTCTTCCTTGTCGTGTGAAGGTAAATATCCAGCGAAAGCACGCATTGCCTCCGTGTACGCCTCGTTAGACTTACGTTCAGAGTTGATAGCTTCAGTTTTAGCCTGGAGCATTTCGTTCTGTAGTCTTAAGTTTTCTTCTTTTAGTTGATTAGTAGGGGAAGCACGATTTAACCAAAACACAATTTCGGCTGAACTTGCTTCACCATTACGGAGACGCTCTTCGGATACTTGCATTGCGAGTGCTTGCATCTTCTTGTCATATTGTTCAGGGGTCCGTCCCTGGAATTTTGGTTGTAGTGTTTCATCCATACTCTAGCTCCTATTCAGCGTCAGCTTCCTTGCTTGCAAGATAGACTTGTTCTACAGAGAATTCTGAGTTAGCAACAAAGCCACCTTGTAGGAGTTCGATGAATTTACCATCAGCAGTTTCACGACCTTTGAACTGTGTACCTTCAGGAAGTACATCCTCACTTGTTGTGTCGTCTACTGGTGCTTTACGTACAATTACACCTGCTGGTGCAATCACTTTATAGTGATTATACATGGGTTTCTCCTTACTTTTAGTATAGTTTTTGAGACATACCTATCTCAACCACACACACTAGCCGTACCAACGACATAGAACCAGCATAATAAAACCCAAATTTAACTCAGAAGGAATGAAACGTACGGAGAAAGGATGAAACCCGCATTGTTTTTTTTTTAACACAGTATTGCTTACATAGTGTGTTTAGACCTGTAAATATGGCTAGTGTGCATGACTGAAATAGGTATAGACCTAAAATCAGTTTTCAAATTTTTGCAACGGGGAAATTTTTGAGAGCCCGGACGATGACGGGAGGGTGGTTAATTTTTCGACCCCCCCTTATGGTCTGGGTTAATGATTAATCATCTGTATAGATGAGGTCACCATCTGCATCGTATTGTAGCTCTTGTTGTGGTTCATCATCCTCTTTAGGTGATGGGACGTACACAATGTTACCCCAGATGTTGTGCTCTAGGACCTCTGCCTCTGCCAGTGCCCATGCCTCGTCATCGTTCAACCATGGTTGTGCGCCTAGCTTGGTGTCGTAGATGCGAGCGAGGTAGCGGTCGAGGTAGTAGCCATGCTCGTGATCCCACTCTACCCACTGTTCGTACTGGTCTAGTGGTGAGTAAGGGTTGTCACTAGTAGTCAGTGCCATGACTGTGCGCTCCTTCCTTAGTGTAGTAATAGTGGTACAGTGTAGTAGTGTAGTGTAGTACTAGACTGTAGTGACTAGGACTCCTTGACGTAGCGGTTGATAGTAGAGGTACTAACGCCAAGTTGCTTAGCAACCTCAGCATAGGTGTGACCATTCGCTATCATAGCAGC